GTCGTTAAGCCCCGTGGCTACTCTGTCTTCACCGTAATCTCTTCTTAATCTTAACGGGCTTGTCATAACTTATTACCTCATCGCCTGTGTGCCTTCAGGGGTGATCTCAAAGTCCAACATTAGCGCAGGTCTACGCACCAAGTAGTTAGGCCATTTCTCGTACCACTTCTGATAAAACTCACCCTTAGTGAGCACTCTCACAGTCTCGTCAGGGTCGGGGATGTTAGGGTCGGCTACATAGACGTTGAGGTCGTCATCAACGTCAAATACCACAGAAGCATGTGACCAATCTCTACCCTCAGGGTTCCACGCGATCATTACAGGCTTGCCTGCGTCAGTCCATTCTTTGAGCTGACGTACAGTGCTTGGCATTGTGAGGGTAGCGCGGATACCATAATGCTGAGCACACGCGAGCGCCTGCTCCCATGAAGCACCTTTCATGGGGATCGCACCCATCACCTTGTTTACAACATTAATCTCACACTCTGCTTTTGGGATGCCTAGAGCTTCTAAACACATCGCCATGCTTGTGGTCATGCAGTTGTATTGAGTACGTTGGCGCACAGGCTTAACATTAGCCTTCGCCATTTTGCGGATAGCTTCGCGCTTCGCTTGCTTACTAAACATCTTATCTCACCTCTTGTATTCAGTGTTTGGTGAGACGGGATAATAGACGCTTAATCGCCAAACAGACTAAAGAGCCCTCCTAATACTGTCAGGTCTTTCTTAGCAGGCTCTCCATTGAAAACTACCTCATCGCTAGGGCTCCAGTGTTGGATACGTTTAAGAGAGACTTCTGCGTACTCTTCTTGGAGCTCAATGCCGATGAAGCTATGCCCTGATTTAGCCATAGCTATCCCTGTCGTACCGCTACCCATAAAAGGGTCTACGACGAGACTACTCTTCCCAATGTCCCTCGCACACCACTCCATGATGTCTATAGGTTTGACCGTAGGGTGCGGGTTAGACCTCTTACCTTTCTCAGCCTCTTTAAGTCCTGCTTCCCTTTCTCTCCTTGAGGCTTTAGAGGTGTAATAAAAGCTATCAAGGTCTTCTACTACAAAGATCGCGTCTCTAACCTCGAAGCCCGCGTCCTCTAAAGAATATACCCCTTTGTGTCCGACCCCGCTGGCTTCAGGTATTATGACGACGTGAGCACCTGGTTTTAAGGCTCTGAATATCTCAACAGACTCCTCTTCTGTAGGCTCTCCCTTTAATATTAAACCATGCGCGTAGCAGTCAGGTAACTTAGAGAGATTAAGCTCAGAAGCTGTACCCTCTAATATGATAACCTCTTCTAAAGGAGGTGTGATCATATCTTTAAAATAATCAATCATCGGTCAGACTTCTCCGTCACTATGAGAGTATTACCCTCGAAAGACACACGCACCTTCGGATTGTATAGCCTTATCCTGATCTCAGTCTTTAGAAGCTCAACGACGTTAGAGGGGAGATTATATAAAGTGTGCCTCCCCTCTAAAGAATAGCTTACAGAGGTAATCTGACCTCCTAATCTTAAGATATAGCTTTCGAGGCTGGTACTCTTTGTCTTCTCAACTATTTCGAGAAGAACGGCTATAGCAGTTTCTTCTAAGAGCTTTTCAGAAGCCTTACTGTCACCGCAGTTGTTTGCTTCGTAAGCAGTCAAGAAGCGTTTGAGGAGCGCCTTAATATTGCTTGGCAACTCTTGCGCTGAGAGAGTGGCGGGAAAGCCTGTGTTGCCCTCTTCGCGGGGCGGGTTGAGGATATTGTCTACTCGATCCATGAAGTCATCTTTCATTTTGTTTCCTTAAATTGTTTGAAGAACCTAGAAGCTCCTCCTTCATCTCCGTAGCCCTCAGAGCCGTAAGCCTTCCACCCTACACCGTTTTCAGTAGACGAAAGCTGTCCTTTACCTGCCACCCCCCAAGCCCTACTTTTAGACCCTGCGATACCGCTCTTTTGATGACCACTTTGTCGGTCTAGCTCTCTGACAGGACAGCCTTCTACACAAGCCCAATCTGCCACTGCCTCTTCCCCATCTTTATCTGCGTGTCCTACCCATGCTTCATTATCTTTGACAGTTTTCACATCTGTAAGACTACGATCTTTTTGAAGATTTTCTTGATACTCTTTAGACCAAATGCCTCCTGGCTCATTCGGATAACCCTTATGTCCTTTAATCTTCTTCATGCCTTTTAACTCACAACTATCTTTGTGTGTGAGGATGAAGTTAGCAGGCCACCTGCCTTTTTCTTTGTACATCTGTATATCAGAACCGACTTGAGCAACATGACCAGACCATCCTTTTTCTCTAGGGTCTGCTTGCTGTCTTTGTCTCGCTTCAAAGTTGATGCTTTCATTACCATCAAAAGAAACTCTAGTGGCATCTATATTGATAGATCCACACCCATGCTTAAGAGTGTTTTCTGCTACTGTTCCCTCTACGGGTTTCCTTAATAATGTAATGATCAAGATGAAGCTCCTCCGTTAAGAGCGCCTACAAAGACATCTTTTGAGTTAGTTCTCCGATACTCTTTTAAAGGCTTTAACTGATTTTCCTTATCCAGTTTATCCATTACTTCCTCTGCTGTAAGTTTTGCACATTTAGAGCAGATTGAAGAACGGCTTCTCTCGTTTAAGCAGACTCGACAGGTTAACATCGTTTTACTCCAATACAAATAGGCTCCCAAGAAGGCTTTAAAGCCGTACCGTAGCCCTGAAAAGGTTTAGAGGCTTCTGTTTTAGCGTCGTATGCTTCCACAGGGTTAGAGGTGAGCTTGTTTTTTTGTTCTATGTCTGTGGCTTGGAAGCGTGAAGCGGTAGGTATTGCCTTACCTCTGTTACCGTGTCCGTATTTCTTGTCGATACCAAGAGCCACATTATGAGATTTGGGGAAACCTGATCCGTAAGCCCATGCTTCTATCCGTAACTCTGAGAAACCTATTTCTTCCATCATCGCTATCAGATGATGGAAAGTCCTCGTACCTGAGAAAGCCTTGAGGACTCCATTAGGTTTTAAGACTCTATGGGCTTCTGTCAGCCACGCCCTATGCCACTCCCTTTGTTGAGAGCCTTCGCCTATGTCATCCCATCCTTTAGACATGAATTTAAGCCCATAGGGAGGATCACAGATGATCGCGTCAACTGAGTTATCTTCTAGGTCTTTTAGGCGCTCGACACAATTTCCTGTTTTAATCTCTATCATCAGGCTTCCTCGGAGGTATAAAGTCTAAGTGAGGGAAATGCCTTTTAAAGTCCTTCTCTACGGACTTGTAGACGTTCATATCCGAGCCAAATGTTCGAGCTCCCTCTTTCGCGTATTCTTTAGCAAATAAGTATTCACAATACTCACTGGTGAGGGCGCAAATCCTCTCGTCAACATACTCGTAAGGGCCGTATTTTTCGAGCCACTCCTCATAAAAGGAGATTAGCTTTTGGTAGGCTTCTATGGTTATTACGATCTTTTCTACGTCGTCTAAAGGTATTTTGTATCTGTTGGGTATCTGCTTAATCATTCCCTTGTAGCCCCTTCTAGAGAGGATGTTTCAATACCGTTTTCTCTAAGATAGCTCAGCCCCTCACCATCATACGAGCTATCGAGAGGTGCGTAAACCTTAACAATACCGCTGTGATGGATTGCTTTAGCGCACATAAGGCAAGGGTCGCAGTTGACGATAAGCCACTTCCTCAGCGTGGATTGACCCACTCGACAAGCGTTTAGGATCGCGTTCATTTCTGCGTGGTGACAACCTACGTCATTTCTTGTGCCACTAGGTATAGCTAATTTTTCGCGTTCACAGAAATACTTCCCACCGCAGTAGCGGTGCTCTGAGTCTCTAGGAGTGCCATTATAGCCTTCGCTAACGATAACATTAGTCTCAGGGTCTATAATGAGCGCCCCTACTTTTCTGCGCGGGCAAGGCGAGTTAGAGGCAATAAGGTCACACTGGGCGACACGCACTTTGAGGTGTTTAGGGTTCACTTTTCTACTTTCCGATCTCCATACTTGTTTTTAATTTTCCTATATTCAAGTATAGAAAAACTGTTAAGGAAAAGACTATGTGGAAGCAAGCCTCTGATCGTATTCATAATCTCCAAATCCGTCTAGCATCGCTACAACATCGGCTTAACTCTCCTTCAGGGTATGTGCCTACCGAGGATGATTATATTAACCTAAATAGCTATGATCATCTATACCTTGTAGCAAGCCAAATCAAGATGAAAATCCAAAGAAATCCTGCGGTTAAGGTCGATGCTACAGGATCTCAGAGAGCATCTCTCACGGGGGCTCAAATGAAAAAAGCTCTTATCAGTGCTTTGATGCAAGATAATCAAAAGAGGGTACAGGCTTATCTTCGTCAGAATGAGAAGATAGATGCAGATATTGCGGAGTTGACTGGGACAGGAAAGCGGATATCTAAAGATAAGAAAGAAAAAATCCAAAGACTTAAGCGAAAATATGTAGGTGAGGAGACTTTTCAGGAACTAGAAGCAGGCTTAGCTGAGTTTAAGAAAATAAAAGTTTCAAAAAAAGGTGGCATCTTTACCGTCAAGAAGTGAAAGGGGGTTCATAATACCTCAACCGCCTCTAACGGATCATGCCTCTTAATATTAGAGATTGCACCTCTGAGAGCGTCTGTTAAATGTGGAGAGGTCACCTGAGCCCACTTATCTAGCTCTAAGTAATAAACGACCCATACAGTGTGTGTAAGAAATGTAGGCTTTCGGGTTATTTCTACTTTACCGCCTGTGAGCTCGAAAAGCTCTCCGAAAAGCTCTCCTGCGATATGACTACTGCTCCCCATTGTCTTCATACTCCTTGATCACAGACTCTAAATATTTCACAGCTTTTTTAAGATCCGTTACGGCGCTCTCGTTCGGTTTCTTGCCTGCTCTCAAGATGTACTTAATCGCAGACCCTAAAGCGAAGCCTTTACCAAAACCGAAAGCATTGATTACGTCGAGCGCAGAGAGCCCGCCCTCGCCCTGATAATGCTCAGGGTCTTTTACTTTCTCATACTCACTCATGTGATCCTCTCATAGCTTTCTCTAGTTGCTCTATGGCGCTCTCGTCTAAGTCCCCGCTCTTCCAACGAGAGATAATGTTCTCTGCTTCTTCGTAAATCTTTATAGGCGATACAGGGCTCTTATTCCTGAAGAAGTAGAAGGTGTCGTCGCCCAGGAAGTAGACCTTGCACTTTCTCTCATGGAAGACAGGTTTCTCAAGACCTAAACATCGGAGCACATCTTCTCTACTAATCTTATCCTCTTGATTGATTAGGTATGTCTGCACCGAGGCGAAGAAAGGATTTCTCGCTTTTAATCTCCTAAAAGCGTCTTTAGGGGAGTCACCCTTCTCAACAACCCCGTAAAACACATCATTCTCAATAATCATAAGTCACCTCTAGCTACTTTCATGCTAGCTAATCGGATTGCTTTCTCTCTTAAAGACTCAAGCCCCTTGAGAGGAGTTAAGCCCTTCTTTTGGTTTTGCCACGTAAGGTAGTCGAAGCCTTCCCATAAAGGGATAAGCCAAGATCGGTCTTGGAAGTCTCTACTAAAGTTGGTTAAGAGCGCCTCTGTTCTCTTAATCTCTTGCTCCCACTGCACTTGTGTGCGGTCTTCTTCAGCCTCTGTCTCTGACCCTTGAGAATATGCCGATGGGGTATACTCTACACCGTACTCGTCTTCTAGGTACTTGCACGCTTCAGGGAAGCTATACCCCCACTTTTCACGTACCGTTGAGATCGCGTCCCTAACTTTACCGCAAGCGAAGCAGTACCAGCTATTGCTGTCAGGATAGACACGCGCAGAAGGTTTGCTGTCACTACCATCTCCGTGAAGGTCACAAGAAAATTGCTGTTCTCTGTCTCCCCCATGCGAGTGGACGTAATAGCCGAGGTCTGCGAGCACTTCCACAATAGAAGTGTTGTCTTTAATGTTTTTCGCTCTACTCATAAGACACTCAGATGTCGTTAAGATCAATCTCTTCGGTGTCGATCTGATCACCTAAAGATTGCTTCTCAGCATCCGTCAGAGGCTGTTGAGTGCAAGTTTGAACCCTACGAGTAGGCCAATATACTGAGCTGTGGAAAGGCTCAAAAGGAGGGTTGTCGCGAGACTTTAGGCATTGGAAGCGCACAAAGTTTTGCTTCCTTAAATCATCGTCTACGTAAGAGGTCGTGACGATATCGCTGGAGCGTTCTGCCTCATTAGCATAACTCAAGTGAGTTAAATTGTAGTCACCGCCATTCTTCTCTGCTGACTTAAAACCTTCACGGCTAATCTGAAACAGGCAGACTACGGCTATCCCCTCTCCTTTATTGAAGCCCATACTCATCTTCTTAAAGTCGCGAAGCACCTCATTAAGACGCTCCGTTGTCGAGTTAGAGTAATGCCTTGGGGACATAAGTCCTGCGTGGTCTACGAAGAGGAGGCTCAAGGGAGATGAGCTGTGGATCAGCTCAGCGCGAGCCCTAATGTCTGCAACAGTGTAGTTTTCGGCTGAAGGCGGGGCGACCTCTACATGGATTTTCCCGTACTTGCCTGAACTAAAGTCTTCGACCACTTCCCGTAAGTAGTCTTCCTCATTAGGCATAAGCTCTCCGTCTCTGATCTTCTGATAGTCGAGCCCTGTCTTAATATTATATTTCTTACGCTGTGGTTCAAGACTCGCATTTGTCGAGTGCATAGCGAACAAGATATCTCTATCTTGTTCATACGGCATCTCTAAGGAAAAGATAATGCTGTCGTGACCGTAATATACAGCCTGATTATAAGCCCAATTTAACATGAATGTTGACTTCAAGCCTCCTGTAAAAGCGGCGTGTGTCCATAGCTGTTTCGGCTTAGCACCTCTCAAAGTAGCATCCATTTGCTGGAGGCCCGTCATCTGACCAAGACCTGCGAGAGGATCGTTCTTAGTCTTCATGTACTTGTCGTAGAAGTCTTGACCGTCCATCGTAACCTCTCCGCTCAGCTTAGTGCCGAGCACAGGTGCTACAAGGTCGTGGCTTCGGTTCATCAAGTAGTGGATAGCGTCTTCTGCGCCGTGTAAGAGCTTCTCTTTGCGCCCCTCTTTGACTTTTATGCCTTGCGTGATGATCTTCTTGGCTTCATCTAAAAGCTCTAAGCTGAGCTTCGTCCTGCGCTCTTCTGCTTTAGCCTTGAGGCGTACCTCAAAGTCTCCCCTGTACAAGGGAGTATATGTCTCTAAGACACGAAGCCTGTCGATAGACGCAGTGTCATTAGAGCTTAGGAAGTGCTCTTCTAAGGTTTTGGATGACGGCGCGTGTTGATGGATATCCACAAAGTCTTTGATGAAAGTAAAGATTGCGCCGTCAGAAGTCTGACCGAAATCAAGCTCGCTCTCATGAAGGATACGGGCATTTTGAGCGCATAGCTCACTATCTTCTGAAGGGGTGATAGGGATGCATGACCTAAGTAAGATATTCATCGCTTCCACCCTCCTCTAGCTGACTTGCTTGAGCTTTTCTTACGTGTCTCTCTATCTCCAATCTCAACGGATTTAGTGTGGGATTGGGGGGAGGATTGCCCTCTAGCGAATACCGAGGAGGTGCTTTTACCTGGGCGGTATGCCTTAGACTTAGAAGTCTTCTTCGCTGAGACAACATTAGACATTAGGTCAATCTTCTCCCAATCTCTGAGCGCATGATCCACCTCTATCGAATAGCAAAGGTGGCTCTCATTGAGTCTTGCGGTAGGCTGATCGACAATCCACGTAATCTTACCTAAGTGGCTTCTGTGTTGGATCGCCTCTAAGAGCACCCTTGGCATGGCGCTGTTGTTTGCGGTCTTCACACCGAGCTTAATGACAAGAAACTCAGGTGGCTCGATTAAGTCTACAAGCGTCAGAAACTTCGTAGAAATCTTATTAGCGTCAGGGTCGAATATCTCACCTCCCTTAATCGTCGCTGAGGCGAGCCATGCAACGATTAAGTCTGCGTCAGAGACAACCTTAAAAGACCAGTCAGGCCCTTGCCTTAAACCGACAAACCGAAGGTGTGCCTTTAGGGTATTGTCATCTGCCGTAATGTGGCAGTAGTCCTCAACCTTATCAAGGAGGCTAGACTCACCGATCTTGTCAGCTTTTGTGAGCCCTTTCCAGCCCCTCTCAACATTCCTTAAAATGTCCTTTTTCAGTGTACATGAGCATCTCACCACTTGCGGTACGGGATTTTCTTTGTTTGAGGAGTCGTAAAACCCTCTCCCTCCGCATTTAGGGCAGTTAGGTAGCCCGTCGCCTCTTGACCATTCAGGCTCTTCGTAAATCATGTTGTCCTCTCTTTTACACTACTTGTGTATGAGCATATACACTATATGCTCCAAAAGAGGGCTCAACACAATCAAAGACTAGGTTACTTAAGAGCGTCCTCCGTCAAAGCATCGAACAAATCATTAAGCTCACTGCTGGTTTCAATAAGCTCGCCTTGCTTCGCGCTCCCGTTATCTTCGTCACCTTTGATACGCTTACCTAAGACGCTCTCTACAAGCCCCATCTTAGTGTTGAGCACTTGCATAACTCTCACATCAATAGTGCTTCGGCATACTAGATGAATAGCGAAACACCGATCTTGAGTTGAGCCGATACGGATCATGCGCCCTAATAGCTGTAGGTAATCTCCAGCGCTCCACGGAGTGTCATAGAAGACAATCGCTCTTGCGGCTTGCAGATTTACCGCTTCTGCGGCGGCTGATGTGATTAAGATTACATCAACCCCTGAGTCTACGTTTTGAAAGAGTTTTTGAGATTTAGCCCGCCCGTCTTCCGACTCCGCCCCTGTTATACGACAAGTCTTAATTTTTTTCTTCTCTAAGGTCTTCTCGATGATGTCTACCATCCGTCTAAACCTAGAGAATACAATAACCTTTTCGCCTGCAAAGTCTCCTTCGTTGAGGAGCTCTACAAGAGTATCCAACTTTTCAGATTTGCCGTCAACGTCGATCAACTCAGGGTGATTTACTATCACTTGACAGTAAGTCACAGCGGTGAGCTTCGTAACTTCTTTCTCTTCTGCCTCATCGCCTCTGCCAACTCCGAGAATGCCTGTCAGAGCCTCTTTATACTTTTCTTGCTGTATACGGCTCATCCCGCACTTAATGACACGCTTGGTTAAAGGGGGGAGCTCTGAAGCGACCTCAAACTTAGGTCGGCCTAAGAAATACGGGTCGATCTTCTCCCTAAACTCTTGAATGTCTTTGGGGCGATACCCGACGATGACAGGTATCTGTCTCCTAGACCCAGGTAAGCTCTGCATACGCGTTATGCAGTAGTGGTTTAGGAAGTTGTTCTTGTTCCCAAATAGATTAGGGACAATCACTTTGTAAATACCCCAACCTTCAATCAGGTTGTTTTTGATCAACGTAGCTGTGAGCGCCCAAGACCTGCTCGCGTTCTTAGACAAATGGGCGCAGACTTGGTGGCATTGGGTAGAGGGGTTTTTGAAAGCCGTGGCTTCATCAAAAACCATAATATGATCACGTAGGTCTTGATAGTGCTCAAAATCGCCTATGGCGCTCCGATAGCCCATTACCATAGCCACAGGGCCTTCTGTGTTGAAAAATCGCTCACGCGCCTTTGCACGCTTCTTAGGAGTACCTTTACAGGAGAAGGCTGTGATCCCCGTTGTAAACTTCTCAAACTCACCTACCCACTGCTCCACAGCAGACTTATTAGTGAGGATAATCACTTTAGTCTCAGGCTTCTTCTCCCATACGAAACAGAGGCTGGCGATAGATTGAGCGGTCTTACCAAGACCCGTATCGTCACCGAGAAGAAAACGGTTCATCGCTACGAGGTGGAGCACTCCCTGTACTTGATAGTAGCGTAGATTAAAGTCTACCTCAGTGCCGTTTGCTAAGATCAGCTTGTCTCTTAGGTAAGCGGGCTTTCGGCTCTTAAGGTCTTTACGTTCCCTGATTTTCTTCAGTTTCTCATACGTTGGCAATAGATGTTCATCTACAGTCGCCATGCCGACTCCTCCTTGAGGTTAAGTGTTATAGGGCTATACCTATACACTATCTCTCAAAGATTAGGGCAAATATGGAGCAGGCTTTGTGTTTAGGTACTTCTGCTCATCGTCAGTCTGCTTGAGCATGGGGAGCCCCTGAATTCTATACCTTTCGGCGCTTGAGAAGCCCTCACCGAACCCTGACGGGGAGATTACGCCGTTAAGATTAAGTCCGTCAGTCTTAACATTAGCACCTCCGAATACCGCCCCTGTTAAGATTACGAGCTGGAGCTCGCCTCCGTAGCTTCTCTCAGAGCCTGGGTGATCTGAGGCAAACGCAGTCTCTTTATAGTTTTGTACCAAGAGCGCCTTCCCTGCGACAATCTTACCTTTAAGGATAGGGCTCGCGGAAGAAGGGAAGTTGCCCGCAGACCAAGAAATAGGGCCACCTGGGTTTTCGCCTGACAACAGAAAAGCTGACCCTCCACGGTGGGTACGGTACACTGTAGACAGCTCCGAGTATTGGTTCTCTGCACCATCACACATACCGATCACTGTACCCGACTCGCCTAAGAAAGAGGTATACTCATCGCCTGTCCCCGTAAGAGGTGTGTTAGCGAATACAGACTTAGTGAGAGAAGGCTCTATCACAAGTGACGATGCGCCGTTTTGAACAGGGTCTTCGGATAAGAAATCTGAGTCAAAGATAAGCGCACCTAAGGGTAACTGCTCAGTGCAACCGCTTAATGAAAGAGTGCTGTTTCCGCTACCTCCGTTAAGCGCAACTCTCGGTTCGATAAAGTCATAGCTGGTCGTCAGGTAGGTGTTTGCAGAGAGTAGGTCGCCTACCCCCCTAACAATGCCAAACGTCGGCGGAGCTAGAGTGCTAAAAGTGAATGGGTCTAGTAGCCTAAGCGGTAGCACGTTTGATTGGTCTGCCCCTCTCTTAACATCAAAAGAGACGGACATTCCTCTAACTTCTGAGGTAACTTTTATAATGTTACCAAGCGCAACAGCTTGGATGGGGAAGCCCTCAGTTACGCGTTGGAGGTTAATCCCACTAGCTAAGACTGAGCAGGCATACGCTTCGTCAAGAGCCGACCCTCCGAGATTACCGTCCAAGATAGTGTCTTCGGACAAGATCACCGTCATCGTCTGAGAGCCCACCGTAAACACAAGATTAATAAGGTTAGTAGGGTCGGCCTGTAAGTAAAGCTGTAGCCCCACGAAGAATTCTCCAAAGCTAATCGCTATCGCAGGCTTGAGGTCTGTAGCAGATCCCTTCGTTTGACTAAACACATTCATCGAGGTCATCGAGCCCTCGTAAGCTGACCCTACGTTGTGTGCGCAGTCAAGCACTGTGCCTTCGTAGAAAGAACCTCCGACTTTGCCTGTGCCTAGCGTAGTGTAGAAGTCAGCAGAAGCGAGGACTCTCAAAGCTCTAAGGTTAGGTGTCTCTATCTTATCGCTTCCGTCAGCGTTAAACTGAGTTAGAGGGATATTGAGAGAGTCGTGGTTTTCTTCACTGAGTCTGCCGTACTTGACAGAGAAGTCTCTCTTCTGTGCCGTAGTGATCCCTGAGGTAAAGTAAGGGTCGCCTTGGTAAACAAGCCTTGAATAGCCTACGTAAGTCTGTGTCCCGTTAGGGGCTGGAGCGTAGATAGCCATTGGCACGTTTACAAACTCTAGAGTGTTATTAAGGAGTGTGCTGTCTACAGCGTCGTTCTGATTTACATCTAGGATTTGCACCCCTGCGCCGTTAACATTACGAGCGAGGATGAGGTTGTTCTTGTTAATGAACCCGCGAGCAAAGCCAAACACTACACACTCAACGACATACTCGTAATCCTCAAAGTTAGGTGCTGAGGAGTCGTAGTTTACAGCTCTTGTATGGTCGATTACATTAGCAGGGATAATGTAAGTGTGGTCGTCAGCGTTCCCAGTATAGTCTTCAGCACCTCCCTGATTAATAAACAACGTCTGCTTGTCAGCATCGAGGCGGAGCAAGTTTCTTACGACGCCGTTAGCGCCGTTGGTCTTAGGAGTAATTCGGTCTGCTTCAAATGCACCTATCGTATTGTCGCCAATCTTAGACTCGTACTCAGAACGCTCATAGACACCATAAAGCCTTGCTATTCCATAATGAGGAGGGAGCTCTATACCCTTCAAACCAATGCCGACATCAGAAGACCGCACACTTGAAGAGGAGAAGCTACGCGCTTGGACACAGGGATGGGCAGGCCCTCCTGTTGTGCCAGCTTCCCCATAAGAAAGACCTGAGTTAGGGCTCGTAATAAACAAGATAGGCTGTACAAGATTACCGCCACCTGCAACATTAGGCTCCCCGCCAATAAGATTAAACACCACATTAGCAGGGTCGGTGTTATCTGAGAACAGATGGTGTAGCCCGCCTAACACAGGGTCAGTGTCGCCTGTGCGCTGGTGGAGAGGTATGTCTTGCCTACCGAACTTGGGCATACACACTGAAGGAACATCCACACCCATTGTCTTCAAGTTAGTGAATATGCCCTTAGGGTCTTTAGGATTACCGTTAGGGTAGTTGAGATCCCCTATAAGGCTCGCCGTTGAGAGAACCGAGTCATAAGAGAGCGCCTTTAAGCTCATGAGCTTTCTTTGAAGGGGCTTAAAGACAATCGTCTTACTGCCTTTGTCCACGAAAAGCTCTGAGTCTCGACTCTGTTCAGTGAAACCAAATACCTCACCACCCATTGAAGGGGCTCTCACTGTCTCAAGACCTAATGAGGGTAGGGCGTTCCACGTCTGCACACCATGTGGGCTGTAGACTCGTTCGTTGGTGGGCGCAGGCGCGTTGGTAGAGAAACTGCTGTCGATGTCTGAAGCGACGTTTCTTATAAACCCTGTGCCTCCATTTTTAATGTTAACTGCGAAGAGGTCTTTCGGCCTACGCGCCATGCCCGCACGCGCTTGCGCGTACATGAGCGTGGTGGTGAGCTCGATCTTTGAGTTAATAGGGAAAGTCGTCAAAGGATTAGAACTACCTCCGCTAATCTTATCGTCCGTAAACCAAGTCCTACTGAGTTTGTCATTAATGTCAGTAAGCCCGATCACCACTGACCCGATCCCACTGTTGAAGCCTCCACCGTCATCAAACCCTAGGTATTGGCTTCTAATCTCAAAGGTAAGCGTTTTGCCCGTCAGCGGGGAGAACCCTGTATTTAAGTTGAAGTTAGTTGAAAGCGGGATCAGCTCAGCGAATGTGTTACCCACAGAGTGAGGCTCTACGAAGTTGCTTAGTCCTACTATACGGAATACACCGTTATTGTCCTCAGACGCATCATCGCCCTTCAAGACTAAATACAAGATCGACCCTAGCCCTGAAAGGTCTTCACCTTTTCTTGTGAGAGCCTCAAAGAGAGTCTGACGGCCTCCTAATATAGGTAAGTCGCGGATAGAGTCGAAATCAATACCGAGATCAACTGAGAACCTACCTGTTTGGGGGTCTAAATGGATGTTCGTCAACGAGGCCGAAGCCGCGTTACCTCGCAAAGTGTTATGGACAAGCCCGCCGAGGACAATGAAAGGATACTCAAAGTTGTACTTAGCTAGAGGGTATAGATAGCCGTTGTAAGAAGAGCCTTCGACGTTGTTTACGGTGGTAGACTCCACAGAGGTAAACTTGATCTTAAAGGGGTGAGAGAGCCCGACTTCTTTCTCCATTTCCCAAGGCGCTACAAAGCGCACCTCTTTAGTAGACCCGTCTCTAAATGTGCCACGCGCTCCATCTGTACCGTCCTCTCCTCCAAGGTAGAGGTTAATGAGTGTACCGTTCTTGAAGCCAGGTGTACCGCCCTGATTGATGTTGTTCCACCAACCGTCAGGTTTGAAGTCTGCGCCGATGTCCCAAACCGTGTTGGTGTCATATTGACCCGACACCGCGCCCGCGTTGAGGTTAGGGTCATTGTCGATCAGTAGAGTCACATCGCTTTGGAAGTGCGCGGTGTCAGAGAAGATGGTGCGGATACCATCTGCCCCGTCGAGCATATCAGCGCCCTCAATGTTAATGTTAGAGTCATTATCAAGGACTGACACCTCAGTCGTATATACTCCCTCAGTATCGCCTCCTGACCCGCTCGTCTTGAAAGCAGTGGTGAGGTCATTTTTTAAGAGTCTAGTCAAATTGTGTGTGAGGAGCTGGGTGTAATCCCAACCGCGTAAGCTCACACCTCGTCTGAGATCAAGGATATCTCTCTCAGTGATTTGATCAGAATAGACACCATCAGGCCGAGTGTTGTAGAGCTCCAACGCAGACTCCCCGTTATGGAGAGAAGAAATTGTCGCCGCTCGCGCTCTGCTAATCACGTTTACCGTAGGAGGAGTGACTGAGGTGTCTACATTATCAATCTCTATAATCTCACCGTTAATCTTAAGGAAACGGGAGTCTGAGAGATTGAAAAAATTGTCGTCTGCGAGGAACGTGCCTTCAACGGACTGCTCTGAGACACCATTAGAGACTCTACCTACTTGAAGAGCACCTGTGTCCTCGACACCAAGAGATGAGATTGTACGCACCTCATAAAGCTCACCCGCGCCTATCCTCGGATCGGCTAACTCAGAAACGCTTGGTTTGCGGTTAGTAGCCCCGTTATGGTTAGGGCTACCGTTCGTAGATACTGCTACGAACGCAGAGCTATTACGCCTAAAGATAGCGCACACGGGGATAGCGTAAGAATAACCGTCAACAGTGCCGAGATCATTAGAGGTATTACCATCACCAGCTCTCCAAAGAGAAGCGTCTCCAAGCTCCTCACACATATTGTTAAATATGAAGCCACCTGCGCTCGTAGCAGTACCCTGCGCCCTAATATTAGGGTCATCGAGTCCGTCAACGTAAACACCCAAATCTACTCCTGAGCCTCCGCCTTGACCGAACCCATAAACGCGTAGGCGGTATTGGACTTGGACGCGCTTTGTTGTCTCAAAGGCAACGCTAGGATCAGTGAGGTCATCGGTGAGATTATCTCCACCGTACTCTACATTACCGTAGCGGTAGATACGGTCTTGGCTGGGTTTATTTGCACTGTCAGGGTTTGGAGACACAAGCGCCTGCCATGCTTCTAAGAAAACGAAGTCTATGCGGGAGTCGCTTGTAGGAGGGGGGTTGAGCTTTATCGCGTTTAAGAGATTATCAGTTGCCGTTCCGCAGACAGGGATGACCCAGCCGTTAACATTAGCCGTAAGCGGGCTACCCTCTTGACCTAAAAGGAAGAGATTACTGTAATGAGCACTGGTGCTGTAATCAGCTTTTGTATTTGTAGGGTCTAAGAAGAAACCTGATGGGGCGCTACTCCTGACGTGGCTTGTAAGATTATCCCAGCTCACCTGACCCATATAGTTTAGCTCAGAGTCGAGAGGAGGTTTGCCCTCTTGCCAAATCACATTACTGAACTGTCGATTAAAGTTTTCGAGGACTCTGCTAACACCACTGCCGAAGTTTATCATTTTAAGCGCACCCTTTATTAGTACATGAAGCCGAAGGCGTTTAAGTAAACGTCTCTCGATGTAGACGTGTTAATAAAGAGAAATTGAATAGAGGTGCTAGAGGCTGGCGCAGTAAAAGCACTGAGGTGCGTTATTTCTTGCCAAAAAGCCCCGCCGTCTGTCGAAGCATAAGCCTGAAGGTCGCTAGGCTCTAATCTTTGGTAGGTCTTAACAACGGGCGTATTATTCGTCTCTGACTCATGGCTCAGATCGAATGTGTGAGCTTCCCAATAAGGAAGGAATACATCTGCGCCAAGAGGGACATCAGCAGAGATGTCTATAGCATTTGTTAAGAATACCCCATTGACGCGCTCTGTTGACCCGCCCCATGCAGTAATATCAATCGCTCTCAAGAGCTTGGTGTTGTTCGGAGTCTCGCTTTGCTGGCATCTTGTTTGATACTCGGTAATAGCGGGAAAAACACCTACTTGAGCAGTAGAAGAAGTATCTATCACGTCAAGGTCTGAGCTAGAGGAGAGGGGGTTAAAATACTTGTACGAAAGCCCTGAAGAAGCTCTAAGCTCCTCCATCATAAGGCTCTTTAAGTCCCCTCCGTCTACAGGATAGGCGTAGCTATCACTCGTAATATCTGTTTCGATACCATCAGGGCTTTCGATCACGTATTTACCGTTGACGACCACCTCTTGCCTCGTTGAAAAGGCTTGTACGATCTGACCGAAGTTTCTTATACCGTCTACGACAATCTGCATATTAAACTCTCCTTAGAGTGTAGTTGAGGTCAAAACTTTGACGCCGACGATACCAACATTGTCGAACACGGATGAAGTCGTCTGCTCAAATACATAACCTGTTGCTTTTGAGTTTTCGTTAATCTCGATCTTCATTAGGACAGGAGTCTCTCCCCAAAAGTTAATCTTAGCGCCAACTCTTCTTAGGATGTAAGGATTAATAAAGAGCCCAGGCAAGAGCACTTTAAGATCAACGTACCTAACAGGGAAGTTAGTGCGGTCTAAAACCTCTATCCCCTCTGCGGAGTCAACAAGGCAAGCTGTGCCGTTTTGAGTGCTCGCATCCTCAATAAAATCGAACATTAGATTACGGTCAGAGGAGACTGTAAAGGTGGACGTTGCATCTAGCCATGCGGTTTGACCTGGGACTTTAAAGAAAATCCCGTAGCTTGATAGTTCCGCTAAACTAATACCATAAATTCTGAATGCGCGCTCTTGAGGGAGCTGAGTTGTAAGATTAGGTATGTCTGCGAGAGTCGCAGAGGTGTTAATATTATCAATGTACCACTGAGCAAACGTCGGGCAGTAATCTGATTTCTGTTGTGTGGTATAGTCTATCCAACTGTTTGTGTTGGTAAAACCAACATCAAAAGCTCTCACATAGGAGTGGAGTCCTGTCCGACTGCTGTAATCAGGCTGAGCTCCAAGATCATTGTGGTAGTCGAAACCTCGGATAGGTCGAGCACTAGACAGGTCTTCTGAAGGGTAGATCAAGCGACCTCTTTGGAGAGTCGGGTCACACGTCATGTCTGTTGAATGCGGGTTTAGATTAGGTAGCCCTGCAACCTGAAGCTCGTCAGAAGGCAACTCAATATGAGAGTCGTTGGCTAGGAAGCCTACGCGAGACATAAAGTTAATACCCATAGACCCTGCAAAGTCTACCAACTGAGTGCGCGGAGTGGTGTAACCTACCTCAACGCCTGTTGTGCCAGCCGCTAAGTCATGGTCTGCTTGAGTCCAATCTTTCTTCCAAGCAAAAGAAGGGTCGGTGACCAAGGCAGTCGTAGAGTCGGCCTTGGCATAAGTGCCGAAGTGGTAGAGAGTTTTAGAAGTACCTGCAAGGTAATCTGTAAAGTTACCTGTCCCTGCTACAAACGTACCTGTAACATTCACAAGAAAAGCAACGCTAGGGTCTGTTGAGGTGAGGGCTATCATGTAGGGCTCATCGTGTAGGAAATCTGTACCTCTTACAGCCTTTAAAGGATAGGAGTTTGTTGTAATCAACTCTTCCAAAGTTTCGATGATATCTTCTACAGTGTTTTCAATATTTGCCCCGTGTGTCTGAAACTCTCCAGTGGCTCTGTTAGGAGCTCCTGCTACCGCTGTTATAGTTAGCACGCCAACCCCAAACTTAACCGTCATAGAGTCCCCTGGCACGATAGCATCAGCTACGAAGAAAGCAATTCCTTCCTCTTGAGCATCTGCGAAAGGATCATTGTCTATACGTCTTTGATACTCAAAGGTAGCACTGAAATAACCGCTTTCATTTGCAGAAGCAGGATCGTGCGAGAAGTTATTTAAGATAGGTCTTAGTGCCGTCTGAAACTTTTGATAGAGATAAGCACCTGGCACTGTAGTCTCATATCCTGATGGGTATGATACCTCAAAGCTACTATGGTTAATCACTAAATAGTTATTAAACGCGTCTAGGAAGCTCTTAAACATTAGCCCCATGTACTTGTTTGACCCGTCTTCAGTAGCGTGAGTAGAGGGCTTCTCTACCCCATTTAGCTCACCGTAAGCCACAACAACCCTACCTGCTGAGTCTAATCTACTTGCTGTAATATCTAAGTCATACCCAAGGTGGATGTAGAACGGGTCTAACGACTTAGCATTAGTGTCTGTTAAAGTGACTTTTACACGGTCTAATATGCCTGGAGTCACGTATGAGACAGGAGGGTATGCCTCAGGACGTTTAAACTCAAAAGAGCCTTGAGAGAGAAGGTAGTTTAACCCTAACAACTCATACGTTGAGTAAGGGTCTTCTCCATCAGCAGGGGAGTAGAAGGGGCGTACAGGCAAGTAGAACGGCTTCCTACCAAAAGTGGGGTCTTCTTCTGTTAGCGCATTAAAGGACATCGCGTAGCTGTTAAGGCTTAACTTTCTCTCAGCGAGGTCTTGTCCTATCGCTAGGAAGAAAGGTAGGGTCTGATAACCTTGTTGTACCCCATAATCATTAGTAAGGCTCGACTGTAAACGGTACGTCTCATCAAGGAAGCGCTCCTCGGAGTCTTTTTCCGCGCTGAATAGGGAAGGTAGCGGAGCTCCTAAAGTATAAACCTCTTCTTCGGCTATCGGGCTAATGTTAGTCCTCAGCATGGGCTTAGTGTAATCAGCCACGCGACTGCTACTCGTCAACAATACGAGAAAGTTGCCGTAATGGGTGTCTACGTCGTAGTTGATCGCCGCTGGGTCGATCTCAGAGTTGATCTTAAACTTGCCTGAGAACACCAAACTCTGATTTATCGTGAAAGAAGGCAAATCAGAGTGACTAAGCTCTATTAAGTCAATCGCGGTGTCCTCACCGACCCTCACGTTATCACCATGCCTGTGGATACCGATCTTAACCTTAGCGTCTGAAGAAACAACTGGCGCTCCTCCATCAGAAGACAGGTAAAGATGCTTATAGTTTGTGAACGTCGTGTTTACATCCGTAGGCTCCGCAGTATGACTAAGGAGAGAGCCTTGCTCCACAATAAGATGTGAGCCGTGTGTTTCACCGTCCCCTTTGAAAGTGCCGAGCTGACTGCCGTCAAAAGAGCTAGGTAGGTCAACCGTTTCAGTGGCGCTTACAAGGTCACTTACACTCTTGGGGGTAGTATTGATGCCAAGTAGTCCGAAAGCTCCTGTTGAGAAGAAACCTGGGCTCTGACCTCGGCTGTTCAACCAATCCGTCTTAACCGTGTCGTAAAAGGTAAAGTTGTAGAAGGAAGTCTCGTTAAGCGAGCCTTCGATGACTAAAGAGAGGTTGCCGTAATCTTTAAACTCAGAGTCTCCCGCGCCACCTGTGATGTCGTTAGGATGTAATCTTGATGAGCTTACGATGTATTTCGCGCCCGATAAGGACATAACATTAGCCTGCCCGTCTTGCGCCCAAAAAGAGTAATATGTCTCATCTCCGTAAGTGGCGATAAGAGGCAAAATGCTTGCGGAGTACGCTCTCTCAACGGGCTTTAAGATATAGCCCATATCCTGATTAGCCGTACTAGGGAGTGAGCTAGAGATTTTCTTCACGTCTTTTGCGAGGGGAAGCGCAAAGGGTCTACTAGAAGGCAAGGTGACCTCGAAGCTCCCACTCGATACTCCCGCGTATAATCCGTACAAGTCAGAAGACGTTGGCATATTACCGTCTCTGACGAGACTCTCAAAAGCCCTCTCGGTTCGGAAGTGGAAGAGTACATAGACAGTATCTGAGCTTACCTCAAAGCGGTGTCTAAACTTTGCTAACTGAGAATAGAGAGGGTCTTGGTCTGCAAAGTTGGAGTAGCCACCTGCAAACGTGAAGTTTACACCGCTATCTAGTGAAAGCGTTGGCTTATCAAAGAAACGGTCTTTGTGATCCGTGGGAGTGTCAGAGAGCCCCTCGTAATCTGTGAGCGCAGGGAGCCGATATCGGAAGAAGTTGCTATCGTCTCCGCCACCAAAAGCCACAGAAGTCGCTCCTAAAATGGGGATCGGACTCTCTACGTCAGAGCTTCGCGGGTCAGCAAACAATCTTACAAGACCAGCATATTCATTAGCCCCGCCTACAATAGCTTCGGAGGACAGCCTATCAACTCCGTTATGGATTTCGGAGAGGTCATACTGACCTGACTTAGTGCCAGGGGAAGCTCTCTCCGCTTTTGAAGAGGTTGTTTCCTGTCTCACCATCATTTCCTGTAGCAATGCCTCCACCTAGTAAGATTGCAGAGACACATCTTTCTTCTAGGTTAGGGGAGAGCACAAGAGAATACTTTTGATCATCTGCATTGGGAGCGATAAAGAAAGACACAAGTGCCAAAACACCTTTATCTGCGGGGAGCACTGTGCCTGAGATAACTGCGTGTGAGAGGCTGTTAGGGTAGATGCCACTTGTCTTCAAGTTATTTGTACCGCCTGTTATACGATAAGCACCTTCAAGCCCTTCCCCGCTCCCACCGCCTGTGTAAGACCCGTCGCTAAGGTTAAAGTTAGCGTCAGTCGCCCCTGAGTCTACCGCTGTAGGAGGTATGTCATACCGAGGGTAGATCGCTTCAAGAAAGTTGTTATCCGCAGAAATGCCTGTCTTTGCTGTAAGACCTGAAAGGCTGTCTGCGTAATGTAGGCGACCCGTGAACACCGCGCTGTTGTAATCGTACTGATTAGACTCTACTGCGCCAGCTTTAAGAACACCCCAATCGGGTTGGAGAGTCTGATCTGAGGAACCAATACCCTCAGGCACGTCATATAAGTCTCTAATGATCTGCTCTAATGTCTCAGCCACAGTGCCTGTGCCGTTAAAGATAATCTCTAAAGCATCGTGAGCCCTGCTATCAGAAAGGTGCAGGTTAAGACCAAGATTAGGCGCACTGCTCGCAGGAACGCTCTCTGTAATGGTTACACCGTTAGAGTTCTTAGCCATTTTAGTTTACCTCTCTCTTTTCAATGATCGGACATCCTTGAATTCTATACAAAGACGCGGAAACTCGGTTGCTGTCATCGCTAGGGTCGAGCGGATACTGCACCTTGTTCTCAATAGCTTCTCCCCATTGACATAAAACCAAAAGGAATAGCTCACCCGCTTTAATAAACTCATGGTTTTCATTAGGAGTCACAAGGGCGAAAAGCACATTCCTGTGCGGTGTGTACTTTGTGAGAGGCATCGCGCTCGTAAACAGTGAGTACCTGAGATTATCCGCAAAGCGATTTCTTCCGATAATCGAGATGTTGTCATAATAGACTCGACCCTCAGCGTCTGTTAGAGGATCATTGAGCTCGATAAGGAACTGCTTTTGGTTATATCGCTCAGAGTGGTCGTATCCCGTCTTAAAGACAGGGGGGCTCACTAGAGGCAGTTTGATTAAGCCTAGATCAAAAGCGCCCATTGGGGTGCTTACAAGTGTGTCTCCGTCAAACTGCCAATCTCCGTAGAAAACGGGAGAGGCGATGCTGTCTCGAATAGGGATAAGGTCGAACGGATTAGGGTATGGCGAGGGCAATCCCATGCTTCCCTTACCTGTAGTGTTGCACCACAAGCCGTCTTCGTAATCTAGCACCGTGAGCGAAACATTAGGAGGTAAAGCCCCGCCTCCGCTCTCTAAGATAGACCCGCCCTTTGCTCCGAAAGTCTGAGGTGATTTAGACCCGTAGTAGAACAGGATTTGATAACCGTTAGCCCCAGCATTAGGCACAGGATCTAAAGAATAATAGTGGATGAAGAGGGAGCTTGAAAGAGTGAAATCAGGGAAGCTCAGGTAAGTGAACCTAATCTCCCTCTCTGATCCGCCGTAGTCCACATCAAAAGACACTAAATAACGGCTTGATGCGTCCTCGTCAGGGCTCACAATAGGCGTAAAGAGAGTAGCCGCCCCATATGAAACGTCCGCGTGAAAGAACACTCTCCGAGAAGTTTTAATGGTGTAGGTTTTAGTTGCGGGATCGTAGCTAGGAACAACCTTTTCACGGTATCTTACCAAGTCCCCATTAGAGTCTATTCGACCGCCAACCTGATTAACCATAGCCTCCCTAAAGCCTTCTCTTAAGCCGAGGCGAGCAATCCCTCGACTGTCGCTCGGTCTTTCGGTAGGGTCGTATTCAAGAAAAGGTACGATAGTGTTAACGTCAGAAGGGTCTTTTAGACCACGGTATACCTCATCATTACCACTTCTTCTAAACGCGCCTATCTCTAATAGACGGTGAGGGGTATCAGTTAGTCCGTAGCCTTGAGGGTAACTAATCTCTAGCTCAACGAAGATGCGCATGTCGCTACCTACGTCAACGGGATTACCCCCGTTGTCTAACCCGCCGACAAGTTTGTAAGCGGCTTTGAACGAACCGTCTGCGTATCGACCGCCTGCATCTACGTCCTTGAAGTTAGACCCTAATGTTACGGTGACCTTTTGTGTACCAATCCCCTCTACATTCTTGACGTAAGCATTAGTGTCGAGGGATGTGCCTGTGCGTCCTTCATTATGTTGGACACCAACGACACCCGTAATCTTAACACCGTTTGGGGCAAGCTGATTAAACGGCTTGTTTTGACCGCCTGTCCAATCTGAAATCGAAGAGCAATCCAGCTCGTCTAAATCTAGGATTAGCTGATCCCCGTCGTACCAAAAAACACTTTCAACGCCAGCGCCGTAGGTGGCTTTATTAACGTATTTACCTGCGTTGATACGAGGGCTGTGCTCAGGTAGCTCGCCTTTACCTAAGAGAGCTAACTGAACAGTCGCAAAGTCTATCGCGTTTGCTCTGTCGCCTGGAGTAAACTCAAACACACAACGCTCAATCACGGGTGCGTCTGAGAACCTTCGGCTAATGTGATCGAAGTTTCTTATAATCGGCCCTGCACCATTAAGATCGCCTTGACCGCCTAAAGTATTATCGCGCCCTATTTGGTTACAGACAAGCATCTCGGAGGAGTAATCCCCTGTACCATTACCAAGAAGGTTTTTCTCGCCTGCGTCCATAACCCAAGAGGAGAGCTCCCCGTCCATTAGGAGGTGAGCATTCTGTCGGATCAAGACCTTGGAGTCTAAATCCTTAAGGACGTGCTTTCGGCAGTCTAAGAAATCTGTCTCTTCTATAATGTTGTAAAACTTATGGTCGGGTCTGTCTGATTGCCGTTGAGGTATCGTCCCCACAATCGGATTAACGAACCCTGAATGCGACCAACGGATCGCTCCGTTGGTGTCATTGTAAGGGTCAAAACCCGTAGGGCTATTATTACGGCGATATACCCAGCCGATGGGTATCGCATATACAAAGCCGTCCACTGTACCGAGCGCGTTCGCAGAGCTTTCACTGCCGTCTCCTGCAATATAGAGCCCGCTGTCGATGTGAGGATAGGCAGAGGCATCTGAGTTAAGGTTAGAAGTCGCCCTATCCGCTGGTACAAAAGGATAATCGGCAACCGCTTCACCATTTACGCCTCTAGCGAAAAGTTGAGCTGAAGAAAAGCCGTCAGGATTAGTTTTATAGTTGAGTGCTTCCGTCTCTCCTGTCACTCGAATACGGTACTGTGCCTGTATTCTTTGAGTAGATTGCACGCCCACGTCATCATCTGCAATATCGTCTGTAAGATAAAGGCTAGAGTCTACCCCAACATTACCGTAGCGATACACAGAGTCAGGGTTTGGTTTGTTAGTGCCGTCCTCACCGCCTCTCAAAGCAAAGCTAGAGAGCGCCACACCTGCTGGATCAACATTAGAGTTTAGAATATAAGTGTTGCCGATAGTGCCTGCTTCAGTAGCGACGATAGTTACTCTACCGCCTACTGCTGTCGCGGTGTAGCCTGTGAGCCCTGTAACCTCATTAGCAAAGTTGCCTGAGGCTACTCCTACATTTGAACCGATCTCAAACTCGCCTGCTATGCCCGTGGCGGTTGACCGCGCAGTATATGTGTCTGCTCCAATCCTAATCGTATCTCCGTCGTTGATCAAACTTACGTCTAGGAAGTCAATGTGGCCCCTAGCTTTAAGCGCGGGCTCTACTTGCGCCTTCCAAACCTCTAAGAATACGAAATCACTTCGCTTGATACCGCCTCCCCCAACACTAGCATCTTCTAAATCTATGAGGTTTTCACCATCGGTAGAAGCTGTGTCTGCTACACGAATTTGCATTCCTGCTACAACCGCATCGAGGTTACGCATCGCGAAGCTGTTAACGTATGTAGGGTTAGGGTCAACACCGCCTAATACTCTAGGAGGACTGAAAGTAAAGTCGCGCAAAGGGTTCATGTCAGAGCGGTTTAGCAAGAAACCTGACTTGCTAAGCTCTCCTTGCTGGCTCTTAAGCTCTTGTTGCAGGTTTAGCTCTGAGTCTAAAACAGGCTTCCCTGATTGATAGACGATACTAATCCATGACGCGTCTTGAGCACTCAAATCGCGAGATACTGAGGAGTTTTGTAAATACTTACTCATGCTATTTGCCCTTTACCTCTTAAAACGTGAAGCGCCAAGTGATGGTCAAAACCGCTGTGCTCGGTTTAGAGATCACGCTAAACGTGAGGTAGTTTACGAGCACGTCAAAATCTCTAATATCTACGGTTGTGTCGTAGTTTGGATAGGAGTCAGGGTTGAGTGTCTTAATGTTAGAGTTAAGGCTAATCGGGCTGATAACTCCCATTTCGTTGAGAGGCCCTACCGCTTCCGACTCCGAGAACGTCGTAGTGTAATCTACAATATTAGTCGGTACACTCGAAACCGCTCCGTTACTATCCCTGTAGACTACGCTTGAGAAGCTCTTTCTTGAAATCTCGTTGTTGAGCTTACGTTGGATGTTCGTCGGCGCGGTCGGGTTTAATAAGTCCCCTGTCGCCCCTGTCCCTATTGAGAGCATATATAAGCCTCTCTCGCTCTCTCTCGTAGAGAACATAAAAGATGCTAGGACACCAGCGTCCCTAGTTATGATGTTCTTACGCTCGAAGTGCTCAAGAAGCTCTCCACTTTCAACGTCATGGAGCTCTAAAATAAAGTCTCCTCTAGGGGCTTGGAAAGTCTCTCTTTCGGCTAATGTAGCCCCTATGGAAAGGTTCGTGTTGCCACGTTTAATGCTCTCTTGCTTAATCATAAATCGCTCCCTCTAAAGGTTTTCTTACATCCTCAATCTTATAGGTGCTTTATTCCTACAAGCTCAAAGGTGTCGTAACGTCTCCCTCAAGGGGGCTACCTCCTTGAAGAATGGAGTTCAGATTTAACTCATTAAAAGTATTCAGTCTAGGATAACTGCCTAACTGTACAAGCTCTCCAAAGGCGCTCTCCTCTGACAAGTTGAGCGCGGAGTCCTCTCTGAGGAGTGTCTCGTCTCCGTCTTGATTAACTACGACAGAGCGCAATGTAATCATCGAGAAAGGGTCTTGAGCAAGCCTGTCTACTGGCCCTAAAACAGGGCTCTTCTCAAACTCAGAGCTTAACGTCGAATATCCTGTCGTGCTACCGCCACCTAGTATGAACAACCCTCCGTCTGTAGAAGAGCCTTGAGGTCTAATCCGCTTTGACTCTTCCGTAAAAGAAAACTCAAGGCTAAACACCGAAACTGAGCCTTCATCGTCTGCTATCGTTAAGATGTCAGACTCTCCCTCAGAAGGTATTTGAGTCTTCACACCTCCTCTCGAAGAGACAATCTCGAAAGGAGGTGTTCCCTCCGCTAATAGATGAGGGCTGTTCTCTAAAGGCTGGCTTTGTAAATACGTTTGGGTAATCGGCTTGGCAGGCGGGAAGATTACCTCAGCGGTAAAGTCTGACCCTGTAAAGCTAGGCACGTAGACTCTTTGCGTCTCCACTTCAAACGTGAAACTCTGAGATACACCGTCAACCAAAACCCTGTAGATGCGCTCTGCTCTCATGTCAGCATCGTAAAGGCTGAGGTATTCTTTAGCCGTTGACTGTAAGATTACAGACTCAGGGGTGATGTCTCCAATGTATTCACCACTGCTGACCACATTAAACTGATTGAGCTTAGAGCCACTGTTTAAGGTAAGGTCGCCTAGGGTGTTTGAATACAAGCCCTCAAAACCTAAATACCTGTGAGCTACGCGCTTTTGTACGGGCGCTCTGAAGCCTTTATTGAGCGACCTTTCTTGATTAAGGTTATACCCTCCGCTGTTCAGCGTCTTCATTTGATAACGCTGGCTCGCTTTACGGGTGTAGTAATAATCTACGACGATAGTGCTGTCCTGTAAAAGAGGCTCTACTAAGGCAATCGTAATCTTACCTTCTAACGGGCTCAGCCGTACAACCTCAACCTCTTCTCCGTCAACCAACACGGTAACGTCTCTCGGCTTAGCGAGCGCGGAGTCTCCTTGGCGAGAAACAACGGGGGTCAGTGTTGTCCTGATCATATTATTAGAGAATGACTCTACGGCATTCTCTATTCGGTTATACGTTTGAGCACGTCCGTTTGGGTTAAGGATAATCCCATAGTCGTGTCTCTCCCCAAACACCACTCCTGTCGCTTGCTCACGGAGTCGAAGAAAAAGGGGCTCTACTTTGAGAGAAGGGTAAGCCCCTGTTTTGTTAGGATCATGTCTACCAAGCACTCCATTAGCAACGATGACATGGATTTCGTAAACTCCTAAGTTTAAGCCTTCTTTAATCTCTAAAGTCTCACCCTCTTGGAGTATCTTAAAGTCTGCGGAAGAGTCCGTAAACACGCCGTCCTTAAAGACACCTGTCCCCTCAAGCCCTGACAGACTTGTAGAGTATGCCCTAGGTGTTGAGTCGTCTATGAAAGAGAAAGCCTCTGTAATAAAATACTCTCTACCGCCCACGGAGAGACGTGATAGATTAGGCTCGACATTGATGAGGTCTGAGGTCGAGGCGCGAAATACATTACCCTGCACAAACCAGCCTGAGGTGCCTGTAATCTCTCGGTACGCTTGGAAGTTGTGGCGAGCATCCTCATAGTGGTACGACTCTAAAACGTAGCTGTCTTCCCCGCTCTTTATGACACCCTCAAGTATTTCTTTGAAGACGTGGCGATACTCGTAAATGACATGTGCAGGCTTTAGAGCTTTGAGAATAACACCGATATTGTTTTGCGTGGCTACAGGGTCTTCAGAGAAGGCGCTGTAATCGTCTTTGTGAACCTCTAAGAGCAGGTTAAACTGTTCACTGCTGACAGGGTTTATTAGATACCCTTCTATGATGTCAACTTGAGCCTCTGTCAGCAAGCTGACACCTTCTCTTAAAACTTCAATCTTAGACCCTTGTAATAAGAGCCTAAGCATATTCTTTAGAAAGTCTCGATAAGTGACATCGCCCTCTACTGTTAAAGGCTCTCTGCTCAGGTCAGGGAACACCGCACGACCCAGCTCTGAGAGTAGTGTCTCAGAAGACATGGTGTCATAAAAGGCTTGCCCGTAAAACACCTCTAAGATTACGTGGTAGCGAGCAACTTGATCTAAAACCACTTCATACTGAAGGGTATAGTTAGGCCCTAGCGCCATGCTCACGTAGTTTGAAGGCAGGGATGCTAAGAAGCTCTCGAAGAGTTGAGACTTGACCTCTTCAACGCGATTGAGGAAAGCCTGCCCTTCAAAATCAAAACTAGAGGGGTCGATAAGCTCAACCGAGCCGTTGAAGATAGGCTTCATTAGCGCACTCCTGTAGTGTTAATGCGTGATCTCACTTGGTCTTGCTCATAGGTAATATTAACAAGACCTAAAGTGATAAACTGAGTGTCGGAAACGCTGATGTCTCTCGCCTCATTAGGGCTCAACCCTATCGTGTAAGTGACAGCATAAGAATACTCCGAAGGATTATCCCCCGTAAGGAGCGAAATGAGGACTTTGCTCGCCGTCAGTCGCTTCCTCTCAGCGAGGATTTCCGCGTCACTTAACCCACCTGTAGGGTTGAGCGTAAGATCATCAGTGTAGCCCTGAATAACAGCGCCTTCAGACCCTATGATGTACGCTTGATTTGAGTAGTTTGACAGGAGCGAAATACTAGGGGCGAGAACCATACGGTCAGTGTCTTTAAAGACTCCTCGATATGACCCTTGCTCACCCCCATTTTCTTCAGGAATAAAATCTAGAGAGTCTCCTACTAACCAAACCTTTACGGAAGGTGTGCTTAAGGAAGGCATTATGACAGCTCCACCGAGCCCTACCGCTACAGCCTCTCTTACGATTTGTGAACCTACGCTTAGGGTCATTTTAGATAGAGGCAACTGCACATAAGAAACACCGTTAGTCTTGTCCATCGCATTAACGATATCTGAGACTCTTAACGGGTCGCCCATCCTCAATGATCCTACGAGGGCGCTTAAGTTAGATCGGATATCGCTATCTACGAAAGCGGAAGAAGAGCCTGAGCTCAAGACCACTACGGCAGATATGTCTAGCTCAACCTCGAAAGCCTCGTTGATTAAAACATCTGCCGTAGCGTGCTTCTTTTTCTCTACCATGCTCTGTAAAGTTGATAAGATTAGGTTTGTCCTATAGCGCACTGAGAAGTTTTCTGCGTGCGAGTAGTCAAACAACACTGTTTGCCCTGAAGAAATCCGACTACCGTCTGTCCTCTGTATTCCATAAGGAGTCGTTGAGCCTCCTTCGATGGTAATATAATCAAGGTCTACCTGACCTGAATAAGGGCCGTAATATTCAACAGAGCGGTCTTCGTTAAACACCCTTAGACTAAAAGGGTTTGTGCCGAGCTTGTTGAGAGGCTCTGTAAACTTCTCTAAGATAACGTGGCTCTCTCCCTCTACCACTATCGGTAAAGCCGAAAGCTCACCGCGCACGTCTTCAATAACAATCTCATCTCCTGATTTGGTTGAACCTCCGAGGTCTAAGATGTTGTTAGGGTGGTTTAGATAATAAGACAGCAAGCCTACCTGACCCGATACCTCGCCTGTGAGAGAAGAAATCTCTTTGACGGGCTGGCGCGTGAAGGTGTGTGTTGTCCCTGTCCTTAATCTAAAGTCTCCTAATATTATGTCTGTCAGACTAAAAGCTGGCTGAGTCACGCTAGAGGAGAGCCTAATCGTGTTGTAGCTTATAATCTCCACATCAGTAAGATCGAACCGAGCGCCTGTCGTGGCGTTGACAAGACCTAGATTGAGTGCCGAGAAGTCAAGCATGTTGACGATAGGATTATTCACCGAGAGGTCATTATCAGAAGCCCTGAAAGTCAAACTCCCTACAAGGTCAAACACCACCTTTTCTTTTACATCAAAAGTGAAGGCGAAAGAGTCCGTCACGTAGGTGTCTTGCTCACCTTGCACCCAAATGTCTACCTTGCCTCCTGAGTGTAGCCCTGTGGCTGGATCAACATCCCTGTTCATTAAAGGATCGCCTGCTGACACTACGGAAGCCGATATAACATTAGGAGCATTAGAGATAAGGCTGTAATAGCCTTGAGTCGTTCCTGTGTCGATTGAAGAAATCGCTTGCTGAGCTCTAATCGAAAGGGCGAGATTGCTCTCTAAATCTAAACCGCCATAAGTCTCTGCGGTGTTTGTTACTTCAAGACCCCTAATGTCAGAGATAATCGAGCTGATCTCACCTGCGGTCACGTTAGAGATCGCCCCTGTACTAGAAGCCTTGATAGGTATAGTCACCTCATAACGATTATTAATAGGGTTATAATAAGAAGCGAACCCGTTAAGAGGGATAAATCCTTGTGTTGTCGTCCTAAACTCAACGCTACCGCTCGACACAATCGTACCGAGCGGTATCCTCAAGTCTGCTGTGGGTTGAGTCCTAGTGAAGAAAATCACCTCTCCGCGAGCGGCTGTGCCTTGATTACGGGTAACACCGAAGTTAGAGGCGAGGCGGTCAAAAGACAAGTCGATGATGTTCTGCACGCTGTCGTTTGAGGGCAAAAAGAGTGCTTGTCTCATTAGAGATTTATAGCTTGAGGAGTCTACTGATACAGACGTGCCTGAGAACGCAGGGTCATCTATCGCTAATAAGGTAGAGAACGACGCAGAGCGGTAGACGTAATCTACGACAAATCGGATGCGCTCAGCCTCTGATGCAAAAGGGTCTAAGAAAAGATCCCGTATTGCAGAGCCCTGGGCTCACTGATGCTTGAGGGCTGTTCCTATAAATACCCAGCACCGCGTCTTCTAATATTTGTTGACGGCCTACTACAGGGATGGTGGGTAAAGTAGTGTTGAGAAGTATAGGCTTAGCGGATATCTCTGAAGAGAGACTACTCTCGACCTCTGAGCCCGAAACAGGATTATAATAAATCGCAGTAGCCACGTAAAAGAGAGGCTCGCTGTTTGCTACAGTGGAGAACCTAGCTGAAGGTATTGTGGCAGGTATACTCGTTGTGGTCGCTGTACGGACGTGTTTGAAAGAAAAGGTCTTAGAGATTGAGAGTGTGCTAATCTTAACCTCTGCTCTCAGCTTTGTAATCTCTTCTGAGATAGGCACAGCCTCATCAAAGTTGACCACCAGCGCCTCGTTTATAGAATTGATCTGTGTTCCTTTAACTCTAAGCCTTAAAGGGTCTGCATCCTCTGCAAGAAAGTCGGTTTCGAGAGTAGCGTACTCAGAGACGTTTTCTTTTGTCGCGCCGTCCCTAATAGGGAGGACATTGATTTGACGGTATCCCTCGACACCACCGCCCTGTATCTCTGAGCAATACAGGTTGTAGCCTATAACATTAGAAGAGCTGAGCCCTTCGACATTAATCACAACATAATCACTAAACTGCTCGGCGCTTAAGCCTGTGGGCGGAGTCAGCTCTTGATTAAAGTCGCTAGCGACCGCCAGCTCTATGTTAGCAATCGCTGTAGCTACAAGATTAGAGTCGTCATTATAGCCCTCAACCTTAATCTCATTGATCCCTGCGACGAGCTCGATACCCTCAGAGAGCGCAAGGTTAGGTAAAGTGAAGGTTGTGTCCGTAGCGTCAATAAGCTCATCTTGAACATCAGGATCATAGACTCCTCTTACGATGACTCGGAATGAAGAAATATTCCCGTCAAAAGAGCCGTTTAAGGATAACAGCGCCCTGTTCGTGGTGTAGTTAAGAGAGGCTACGTAATCTTGACTAGGGCTTTGTAGGTATATATTCGCCATGTTATCCACCAAACACTAAATTGTTGTTCAAATAAGCTGTCACACCTGGGCTCGTATAGACTGCTGTAATGTTCACGTTCTCATTAGAGCCGTTCCTTACCACAACATCTATAATAAAAGCAGTAGGGTCATTCTCAACAGGTGCGACCTCTACGCTTACGACACTGATCAGTCTTTCTTTGGCACTCATCGTCTGAAACCCTCCTTGCTGATCTTGTATGTCCCTCAGAGTCTCAAGAGCCCTCTCAACATCCACCTTGATCGCACCTGACACCGCTCCAATAGCTTTCGCGCCTACGCGTGTGCGCAGGCTAGAGCCGTACCAGCTATGGAAGACATTACTGCCCCTGTCTGTAAGCAAAATCTTTAAGCACCTCTGCTGTAACAGGTTCTCGTTCTCAACCTTCCTAATATCACCGACCTCATTGTAGCGGTAGTCGTTCTCTACGACGAGCCCCTGACATCTTAAGCACCTAGAGGAGATCATTGAGTAGGTCACCTGCACGATTAAGTTAGGGTTGTTTAAAGGCTCTAAGAAATACACCCTTCGCCCGTAAACCTCACCGCTCTCAGGGTTCGTTTTCGCTGAGATTAGAGTCCATGCAGGATACGTTTGTGTTCCTCTCGACTGAGGCTGAAAAGAAAAGCCAAGCGTCTCAACGGCATCTCCGCTCAGCTTCAGCTTGGAGCCCCTACCGAGAGCCCTAGACTCGCTAATCGTGACGTAACCGTCGCTTAAGGAAGCTGTGCAGACTCCCTGAGCCTCCAAGGTCACTTTCGTTACAAAGTCCTGAGCTGTGAGCAGTCCTTTGTTAAAACTCAACGTAACACTAGAAGATTGGCTTGTTACGGTCAGCGTTCGGGCAGAGTTGAAGTAATACGAGCTTCGGGCAGTAGATTTAAGGCTCGCTGGAGTCTTGAGCCCACTAGGTGGAACGGTCAAGCCGTTAATCTTAATCTTGATTAGACCTGCGTTCGATACGAGTCTCCTCGTTAAGAGAGTCTTGTTGTCTTCCGCAAGACCGACTCCCTCGTCTACCGCGAGGTGGGGACAGTTATATGCTAGTTGCAAGTCGTAGCTCATATCTCTCAGCGCCTTTCTAAAAACCTGAAGTGTGCTTAACAGCAGGTAAAGAATAAAAGGAAACTGAGCTCCTCGCTTATGTGCCTATATGCTATGGACAAACATAAAAAAGAAAGGAGTTAACTATGACAGGCATACTATTTATAGGTTTTTTTTCAGTATCTCTTCTTGTCGCTTCAAGATGCGTTTGAGAATATAGTCCTTATAGACCGCACTCCATGAACCCTTGAGGAGGAGAGTGTGATGGCTAAAAAATGGCTTACCATTAGAGAAGCAAGTGAGGCTCTAGGTGTTTCCGAAAGCACTGTACGGAAACGCGCCCGATCCTCTATCATACCGAGAAAGCTGAAATCTAATAACCAAGGCTTTCTCTATCAGGTAGAGGTTAGCGGAGACAGTCAAGAAGAAGAAAAGGTGAGTGTTGAAGCTCAATCTTTCTTCTCAGACGACACCTTAGACTATTTTTACGACTCGAAGAGAGAAGTTTACATCTTCCACTCGATCCCAGGTCAAAAAGGGTCAGTGTGCGTTGAGAAGTCAAAGATAGATGCCCTCATTTGGGATTACTCCAATGAAACAGGCGGATTAAGCGTCAATGAGATTTGCCGTAAATACGGACTCGCTAGACCAACGCTTATCCGTATTCTTAGAGTGCTCGGTAAAACACATGACTCCGCGCCTTTCTCTGATGAAGAGATGACAGCCGCAAATGAAGAAGTGCTTATAGAGTCTCTTGTTCGAGCAAAAGAGCAACGTGTCCTCGTAAAGGCGGAGCGTATTCGATACCGACAGCTTGTCAAACAAGCTGAGCAGTTTGATCAGTTTGAGAGGATCATCTTCCCAAGATTAGAGGAGAGGCTCAAAGACCGCCCGTCTACCCGTAGTATTAAAGTAGACCTCTCTAATGTAGAAAAAAGTGATCACCTAGTCATCGTAGGGCTCACAGATCTGCACGTCGGTAAGAAAGGTCTTTTCGGGTGGAACCTTGAGCGGGCGAGAGAAGCGGCGGTTAATACTTGCCTCGCGGCTATGGAGCAGTCTGTCAGCAAGTGGGGCGCTCCTTCGATGTGGATACTCCCCTGCGGGAGCGATATGATCCATATCGACAACTACCAAAACACCACTACGCAAGGCACGCCTCAAGACGTAGACGGCGACCCTATTGATATGCTGTCTACTGCGTTTATGGCACTAGAGCAGATCATCGAAGGGCTCAGGAAAGTTGCTCCTGTAAAAGTCGTAGCGATCCCAGGTAATCACGATAGGGTTTTAGGCTTAAGTGTCGGCTTAATGTTAAAAGCTCGCTATCATGACATTAGCTCCGTAGAGATTGACATCGCGAAGGACGGTTTTTCTTACACTCGCCACGGTAACTCACTCTTGGGCTTTCACCACGGAGACGGGACAAAAGCGAGCGACCTACCTTCAGTTATGGCGATAGACCGCGCAGGGGATTGGGGTGAATGTAAAGGCGGTTGGGAATGGTTTACGGGACACTGGCATGGTCATAAGGTTAGAGCCGATGAGTTTAACGGTTGCCGTGTGTGGACGATGCCTAGTTTAAGCGGGACGGATCGCTGGCACAGACTTAAAGGCTATGTCGGAAATCGTAGGCAAGTAGCACTCTACAGAGTCGATAAAGAAAATGGTGTCGGCGGTGTAGAGTTCATAATGATTGAATAATGTATCTGATATATAAACACGTCTAACCTTAAGGAGACTCTCTCATGGCTAATCTAGACTTAAAAGGCGAAAACGGAGCGCAAGGTAGCTCGTACCTGTACAAATACGGTACTACGCCTAACACACGCACCGTTGTTTCGCAAAAACTACGCGTGCTCACCCCTGCTTATGGGCAAAATCGAAGAAACCAAGTAGGTGTACTCGCCTCTATCAGTTTCTCTAACTCGCGTTCTGTAGAGCCCGTGAGAGGTATCGGCTTTGGGGATCAGGTCGCAGAGCTTGTTCCTTCAGTCACCGAGCCTCCCACAGCTTCGCTTAGTCGTACTATGCTCTATCTGAGTAATATTTGGCAGGCGATGGGCTATGCGGCAGGCGTGGACGGCCCTGTAAGAAGCCTCGCGCACCATCGTTGGCCTTTTGATATTGAGCAACAGCTTGTCTTCTCTACTCTCGTAGACTACGACTTAGACGTTGCAAATGTAGGTCTAAATGGAAGTGGGGCGCAGAACGGCATTGATCAAATTAAGTTCAATGACGGTGGCGTAGGCCCAAAACCTCAGACTATCGGAGGTGAGCACGCGGATAACGCAGGTCACTCCGCTATGATCACTTTCTTTGAGGCTTGTTGGCTCACCTCGTACAGCAACAGCTTTGAGAAAGATACTGGCATTGTTATGGAAGAGTCTGAGGCGATGATCTCAGATGTCCATGACGGACAGAGTGTCTACGGCGAGTTTATGGCTACGGGTAACGATCCTTCGATTGGTCAAGTAGGTTCAGAGAGGTATTCAAACATCACAATCTGATCCTAAATAGCTTCTTGAAAAGCCTGTGGGTATAAGCTAGTCTAAGCCAACAATCCCACAGGCTTTTCTTGAGGTAAATATGGTCAATTTAAAGGATTTGAAGTCGGCGCTCTCTAAGGTTGCTGACTTAGGTAATCAAGAGCGATCTTTCGAGGTTAACGGCACTAAGATCACCTTAAGGGTTTTAAGACCTAATGAGGAGATTGAAGTCCAAAAGAAAGCTATGGAAGCTCTCTCAGAAGACGGCGAGACTAACCAAGTCACTGCCGCTGATTACTTGCAACGCTTCCGTATAGCTACACTCTCGTATGCTATCGTCGCTATTGATAGCCTCGATCTCCGTAATGTTAAGCACATCGAGACAGGGGAAACTCTAGCTAATGGTGTCTCAATCAAAATCCCTAAACACGAAGCCTTAGAGAGCTTAGTCTCCGACTGGGGGCGCGATATGCTCTCATCCGTATTTAAGAAGTTTGGTGAGCTAACAGAGTTTGTTGAAGCTCAAGTCGAAGAGAGTATCGTTTATGAGCCCGAAGTCCTTGATAAAGAAATTGAGCGACTTGAAGAGCGCCTAAAAGAGCTTAAGGCAAAACGCGGAGACGGGGAAGAAGACACCTCGTTCTCTAAATCTCTCGATATGGCAAACAGTGAAGAAGCCGAGAAGGTAGACATCACCCCTGAAAACGTGCTCGCAGAGAAAGGACTCCCCATAAAAAGAGAGTCTGCTATCCCTAATGTAGCACCTCCTCCTCCTAAGATGGAAGAGTCTCCCGCGCCCACGCCCGCACGCGCAAGCGATGGGAGCTACCACCCTAACCTTGATGAAGAGTATCAGCGAGAAGTAAACGAAGAAAACCTCCGTCTACTTAAAGAGCGCCAAGAGCAGGAAGCCCAGCAACCACCTCCTCCTGCAAAGCCTGAGTCCATCGGTGGTGTGGAAGTCTACCGTATGCCTACACAGACGCTTGATAACCGCGCCTCTAGCGCCGATAAGTCGAAGCCTAACGCTACCCTTAACCCTAATCATTCAGCGCCGTCTAATCCCAACTTTAAGATGAACGACTAATGATCATAGAGCCCTCTACCTCAAAACAACGTGAGGCGATCTACGAAGATATCATCCCCATGATCGAGAGAGGGTTCCTCACTAAGAAAGTCCTAGTTAACGGGGTACAGATTTCCCTCCGTACCCTTAACGACTCTGACTTGTTTCTCATACAAGAGCGTTACAGCCCAAGTGCCTCAAACTGGTATCTGTGGGCTATCGCGCATAGCGTGTGGTTATTTGACGGACAATACCTGCTAGAGGACAGCGTGTCTCACTCTTATGAGATATACAAGACTCTACAGGATATGCCCCAACCGTTTATATACAAAATATATCACGCACTGTTAGAGCTTTTCTCCAAGCAAAACGAATGCTTTGTTTACATCGAGAGCTTTCTTTACGAGACGATCTCTCGCAAGATGTGGAGTGATATCGGTAAAGGCTACCCTAATCTTAGTCATGTGACAGGACTGCCCTGGCACTGAAAAGATGAGCCTTAACCTAATACAAGAGGTGTGGCTGTCTTATAATCAACATGAAGACAGCAGGGTTCAGTACATGGGCGAGTGGGAGTTGACTAAGGCGGTTATGTCGTCTCAAAACCCTAAAGCGGTTCAAAAGATTACAGACGCTGATAAGAAGAAACTTAGCGAGGATGAAGCTAACCATCAAAGGACGCATGATATCGCTTACTACCGCTTTATAGGGGAGACGGATAAGTCAGACTTCCTCAAGGGCGGTGGTGTTGGTAATGTCTTAGAGGTCAACGGGGAGAAGATATTCCAACCTAAGTCTGCTGACGAGTTAGCAGAAGAGTTTAGGCGCTGGGTTACAGGCGAGGAGGACTTACACGATAAGGTTGTCCGTAACTTCAAGGAAGAGATTAAGAGCAACGCGGATAAGGAGTTTGCCCGTAGGCATCAAGAAATGCTCAAGGCTCAGGAAGAGGCTAGCCTCGCAGAAGAGGAGCAAAGCTACGCGACGAAGCTGGAAGCGGTTGACCCCTCTAAGATTAAGAAGACCTCTAAAGTGCATAGGATATCTGCACCTAAAACGGTCAATCCTGTCTACGACCGTTGGTTCAACGCAGGGTATGAGCCACCTAAAGAGTTTAAGAGCCTATATGAAGAAGGTAGTGAGCCCTCTTCAAACGTCTCTCAAGATTTAATGGGCTTGTCAGAGAGGCGGGTTATCTTAGACGACAATGATTAGGGGATATCCTTATGGCAAATCGAGTGCTTGAAGCAGGGGACACATTTAGCGAAGAAGGCCACGCCAAAAATAGCGCCATGTTTAAGCGCCAAATGGAGTCAGACTATAAGTTTTACGTCTCCGCTTTAAAGAAAATGAGTCGTACTGACAGTGACTTCGCCAAAAAGCACGATCTTGTCATGAAAAAGTTTACGGACTCTTTTAGGGATTCTTTTGAGAAGGCAGGGAAAAACTTAAGAGAGTTTGCGGAATACCAAAGCAGGATGATGAAAGAGCTCAGCGCGGCTCATTCAAAAGTAGACCTTAAAGGCGGGTATGTGTCCTCCTTAGAAATGGCTATGGAGAAGGCGAGAGACTTACACAGAGGAGAGATAGAAGAGGTAGATCGAAGCTATCATTTAAAGATGGCACTAGCAGAAAAACACAGAACCGAATACTACAAGCATTTATCCTCCTTAGAAGCTCTAAGAACAAAATCTAACCGCAAGATGACTCAAGAAGAGAGATATGCGCATCAAGGTGCGTTATATGACGAAGAAGCGAAAGCTGAGCATCAACGTCGTCTCATGGAAGAGATTACCGAAGAGGCTAGGCAAGAGGTTGATGACCGCTTAAAGATATACAAGAAAGAAACTGAAGCTGTTGCGGAGCTCAATAAGCAGTTTAATCAAAGAGGCGGTAAAAACCCCCTCGCAGATGCCTCTGAAAACATAGCCACTGCCACTGATATGATGACGGGAGGTTTAGGGGACTTCCTATCTAAGCTCAAAAGCCGTGACCTAAAAGGTATAGGGGAGAGCTTGGGTAAAGCTGGAGACTTCGGCAGAACATTAGAAGGTAGAGCTACTCAAAAGGGTGCAGGAGCGGGTGCTAAGGCTTTCGGCATGATAGGTAAGTTGCTCAAGTCTTTCGGCCCTGCCTTAAGAATACTCGGAGCACTCGCTAAAGGTTTCGCTAATGTTGTCTCTTTCCTTATAGATGTCGAGTCAGCAGGGAAGCAACTCAACAAGGCTTTCTTAGACTCAGCGAGTGGTGCTGATGCTCTCGTTAATACTATAGGAGATGAGTCTGTAAGCCTTAATACTAGCCTCCGTGACATTAGAGAGGGCGTTAATGACCTCTACCTTAGCCAAGGCTTAGGGGTTACCGCAGAGGCGGCTATGGGTATGGTAGCAGAGTTCCAGGCGGCAGGTATTACCCTTAAAGAAATGAAAGGGGCGATGACTGACGCTAAAGACTCAGAAGCGGCTTACGTTAAAGTTATCCAACACATGACCGCCCAGCAACGTATATTAGGTGCTTCTGTAGAAGACGTTGCTTCTATTACAGAGCGTTATGGTTACAGCCTCGAAGACATTGCTGTAAGATTTGCCGCGATTACCGATCAGGCTATGCAAAGCGGTTTTGGAGTTAAGCGCTTCTACTCTATGGTCTTACAGGCTACCACGGGTATGGGTGTCTATAACACTCGCATTGAGGAAGCGGCTTTCTTTGCGACAAGATTAGGGAAGATATTAGGGGCGCGTGGTCTTGAAGAGAGTGGCTTGCTTAAGAAGCTGGCTCAGGGCTTCAAGGGTCAGGGAGTTAAGGAAAACTACAAAGCGATGATGATGATGGGAGATAAAGCTCGTAAAGAAATCTTCTCTCAAGAGTATGGGGCGAGGGTCGGTAATGTTAGTCGCTCTAAGGATCAAGGCAAACTTTTAGCAGAAGCATTTAAAACCGCAGGTTTAGGTGAAGTTAACACCTCTAACAAAGAGGCTCTATCAAAAGCCCTTAAGAGCGTAAGCGTCGAAGAACGCTCTAGACTCTTAGCCGCGATCCGTCAACAAGACGGGGGGAGCGACATGGCTGTCGGTTTAGCTAAGGAGATCGGTCAAATCTTACAGCTTCATGTAGGTACGCAAGGTAAATCAGGAGGTGCGGTTTCTGCGGGTGCTCTTGGTATGACAGGCTTCCTTAAAGCACAGCAAGCGATGATGAAAAGGTTTGGCCTAAAGGATGTAAGACAGCTCAACACAGACAGCCAAGCATCTATCGTGTACCGATCTTTCTTAGAAGAGCAGATGGGATATAGCGGAGAACAGACAGATGCCTTTATCGTGGCTATTGACGGCTTAAGGGGGGACTTCGACTTGTTAAAGAGAGAGGGTTCCGCGAAAACCAATGAAGAAGCTGTCGCTCAGATACGAAAGTACGGTGCATACATAAACAAGCAAGGAGAGCTAATCTCGGCTCAAGTAAATAATAGCGGTACGATTGTAAAAAACTCTGAAAAGAACTTAGGTAAAGCCAACTTCGATGCCTTCATGCGTCTTAATGAAGGAGTTTTAGAAAAGGCTACTCAAGAAAAAGACAGAAATATACAACTGTCTGAGCAGATCGCTAATAATACGGTAGATATAGCCAAGCGTATTGAGATGGGGGTCACATATTTCTTACAGGGGATATACAACACCCTTGACGCAATTTTGAATTTCTTCGTTGGAGGTAACTTAGAAGAGACAGGGAAAAGAAACGCTCAAACTATGTACAAGAACTACGATAAGAACATCGAGAAAATAGAAAATTTACTAGAAGCAAATAGCGCAGAGCGACAAAAAATAAGAGGGAATAGTACCTTGAGCTCTGAACAAAAGACAAAAGCTCTTGAAGGTTTGGAGGCAGAGGGAAAAATACTGACAGAAGGGCTCGCTAAAACTAAAAGCGGAAAAGAAAGCCTTAGGCAGAGGATCGCAAATAAAGATGAAAGCACGATTGATGACCTAAACAGTGCAAACAGTGAACAGGTTAAGATCATGCAAGAAGCTGAAAAAGGTAACTCGAAAAGGTTTGTTTCTCAGTTTAAAGTGACTAAAGAACAAGCCTCCCTTGCTAAGGAGTCTGTAGCGAAACAGAGCGATATCTATAAAGAATTAAAAGAAAGTAATGAGAAAGCGATCATTGACGAAGCCTTCGAGAGACTAGTAAGAGGTGGCATGAGCGGAGAAGACGCTCTTAAGACCCTTAAGAGGGTACAGGAAAATGATGAATACAAAGAAAATGATAAATCATACCTTAACTTCTACAAAACTTTAGCGAGAGTTGCACCTAATGTTAAAGACAAGTACCTAGAAGGATTGAGAGGTAAGCCACTAACCCCAGCAGTAGAAGTACCAGCAGAAGACTTTCTTTACCAAGGTGACGGCTATGGTAACGGTGTCGTTACTCCGATTAACTCTTTTGACCGCGCTATGGGTGTCATGTACGGTAAACCTAATGGTGTGCTCGATAGGGCAGGTCGCTTCGGCGGGGCGGGCGGTGGAGGTGGAAACTCTAATGTTATAATAAATATTATGGGTGACCCTGTTACGGTCACTCGTACCGTAAGAAAAGTCCTCAGAGCAGAACGCGCTAGGGGCTATGGAGGCTCAGGTCGAACCTCTTCAATCTAATCTTAATCAGAGGGAGTAATCTATGGCTGAGTCTTACGCAATCAAGAGTGCTTTTAATAGTCCCGCTGATCAATACTCAGGTAGAGGCATACGCCCCGTTATCTTTGATCTTATCTCACCTGACGGCTTGACGAGCTTATTGCCTGATAATCTTAAGCTCGTCCTCCACGTTAACCCTAGTAGCCTCAGCATTAGCTACACAAGACAATCAGAAGCAATACAAACCCTTGGAGGCTTCATAGAACAACACTGGGGCAACCAGCCTGCCTCAATAGACATACAAGGCTCTACAGGAGGCTTTATGAGAGCCTACACGGGGATCACTTCTGTTACAGGATTAGGGCCTAGCAACGCAAGGCTTCCCAATTCTATAAAAGGGATTGATTTAGGGGGCTCAAGAAGAGACACCATCGCCTACGACAAGTTTTTAGACCTCTTAGCACTGTTCCATAACAACGGAGCGATCTACTCTAAGAATGGTCAAATCGCTTTTCAAGGGTATGTCAAGCTGTCATTTGACGGGTCTGACTATTACGGCTGGTTTGAAAACTTTAGCGTTACCGAGAGCGCGGATAAACCTTACAGCTTCGAGTACAGCATGTCTTTTCAAGTCTACAGAGAAGAGCACAGACGCACGCTTAATGTAGGGGAGCAAGGTCGATGAACAGCGTACAACATATGGGCTTATTTGAAGGGCTAGCACAAGACCCTTCATACCGACAAGTTTACGAGTCAGACCCTAACTCAATGCCCATAGACAGCTCCATTGAGAGACTGAGGAAGTATTCACCTTTCACGGTTTCTTTGGCTCTCCCTACAATACTAGACGGTGTAGTCGCTTCGGGAGGTCTTGATGATGGGTATCTACAAGAAAACTTAAGATTAGTAGGGGGAAGTGGTCAGGAATACCGCTCTTCAGGTGTCGCTTTCAACTCAGTGACTAAAGTCGCAAAAAACGATTACCTAAACGCAGGTAGAGGACAAGGCTCTATTACAAGTGACTTGACCTACTATGCCCTTGAGCAAGCCGATGCTACCGTAATGTCAGGGATCGCCTCTAATGCTAACCGTAGAGTTTCTTCAGTTGAAGAGAGCTACCAGCGCGAGTCTACGGGACTCGCCTCGAAGCAAGCGGGTTTTATAGATCAAAGGATGGTGATAGAGACTCTCCGTCAAATTAAAAAAATGGCGGATACACCTCCGTTATTAATGTTAATCAACCCTAACAGCTTTCAGCTTCAATATCAGCGCATACAAAACTACTCCGAAGCTACGAGAACAGGTTTTGTTTATCAAGCATGGGGAGAGGGATTGCAGACGCTATCTATCTCAGGTGTGATCGGAGCTTTTGCGTCAGGAGTAAGAAACTCTACTCAAGGGATTACCGCAGACGAGGTGGCAATCTTACCGCCTAACCTTACGTCCTTAGCGAGCGGTGTTAGGGAGACAGAGACTCGCGTGCCGTCAGGTGTTCAGTATGCTTCTCGCAACCGCTCAGCGGCTTATCAGCAACTCATCACATTGCTTAATATTTACAACAATGGGGCTCTAATAAAAGACACGATAGGGCGCTCCAAGGCTAATATTATGGCGGGCAAAGTCGTGCTTGAGTACGATCAGATCGCTTATCTAGGGACGATGAAGAGCTTTTCTTACGGGTTTTCCGAAGAGAAGCAAATGGGAGGCTTAGAGTTTAGCTTTGAGTTTGAGGTGAAAAAAATGCTGGACTTCTCTTCAGACACCGCTTCAGTCTCTAGGTATAAATCAGCACAGGCGAAGAGGATTTTAAGTAACCCTGTTTCGGCTACCCCGCCTCCTAATCCTGTCGTTAATAGTGGTTTCCAAACATCAGGGGCGCTCTTCACCTCCGCACCTGCTGAAGAGGAAGAAGAAGATGTACCTGGCGGTACAGGTTTCATCCTTAATACTTAAGAGAGCTTAACAAATGTCTAACGCTAATAGGCCGTATTCGGGTACATGGCGACCCAACAGCAAGAAAATAGTCAGCTATACCCCTGACGCTCTAGTTTACCTTAACGGTATGGCAGAGCTACCTGGAGCAGACGGCGGTAATATTAGGTTCGATATCCAAAAGTATGTCACCCAAATCAGTGTAGACGGCGGAGTAGAGAGCGGTGCGACCTCAGCTTCCCTTACGCTATCAATCCCGCGCTTTGAGAGTGCTAAGATATACAAAGACGGAGGGATCATCTTCCATACAGGTATGGAGGTACATATTTATGCTAGAGGCTATTTCCCCACAAAAGGGCTCGTTAAAGTAGAAGGTCTACCGCAGAGCAAAGAGTTGCCTCAGTATCCCTACTACCACATATTCCACGGTGTGGTGACGAGCGTTTCTTTTGACTACAGCGGAGGTAACTACTCCGCGTCTCTAAGCTGTAGCTCTATGTTACACTTTTGGAGCTATCAATATATCTCTACGAGCGGGTCGGTCTTCGGCGCTCGACCTACAAACTCAGGTATCCGCACTACCTTGAGAGGGCATAACTTCGCTAACAAGAATGCCTACGAGGTTTTGTATACCCTGTATCGCGATTTCCAAGGCGCGGCACACGGTGTCTCTTGGACTTTCTCTCAAAAGACTAACATTAACGCGACATTCCAAAACCAAGACCTTTACTCAATCAACTTAGAGTATTGGAAGCGCAGGTTCTCTACTCGGCTTTACGGTTTAAGGATGTACGGCGCGTCGGGTCAGCTCTACTCCGCGACCCAACAAGCCTTCCTCTCAGGGCTTAACCGAAGCCAAGCTAAGAACCTTATTAAAAACTCTCGCGTAGGTACAGAGTTTAAATATATGGAAGCCAGCTCTGTGCTCCGAGCCGCTTACGACTTGGGTTTGATTAGAGTAAACCCTGAGACAGGTAAGATTGTAGGAGGCGCTGATCAAATCGCGGCGGTGTTGCCCAGCTTCACGGTGTCACCCGTTGAAATCTCAGCTTATGTAGATGACGTGAGCGCATGGGGTAGTGTTAACTTCTTTGAGTCTACCTACGAGTCAAAGATGGACATGGCGAATAAGATTAAGGAGATGACGGACTTCGAGTTTTATCAAGATATGGACGGAGACTTGGTATTCAAACCTCCGTTTTACAACTTAGATACCTCATCAAGTAGAGTATATCGCATAGAGCCTGAAGACATCATTAACCTCAGCTTCACCGAAAACGAGCCCGAAGCGACTTACTACGTAGTGAGGGCAGGACATTGGCAACAGATACAGGGCTTAGGGATGGAAGGCGAATGGGGTGTCTCAGGGCGCTATGTAGACTACCGACTTGTCGCCCAATATGGCTGGCGACAGGGCGACTTTGAGACTCACTACTATAACACCCCTAAGTCAGCTTTCTTCGCGGCAGTTGCGAAAATGGCTGTTGCTAACTCGAAGATTAATACCGCGAGCCTCACAATACCTTTTAGACCTGAGCTTAGAGCTGGCTACCCTGTTTATATTTCACACATAGACACCTTTTATTACGTAGAGAGCCTCAGCCACAGCTTCTCTTATGGAGGTCAGTGTACGACCTCCATACAGCTCACAGCGCGGAGAAGAAAGTTTCACGCTCCTCGAAATACGAGAGAGGCTTCGCGAGGAAACTCTGCGGTAGATACTGTGGACTTGTCGAGATTAGACCTCCCCCCAACGCCTATCATCACCTCAAAGGATAATCACCCTAAAGAAGTAGGCTTTCCGAACGTAGTAATGGCGCTTGATCCGACTCTTGTTAACCCTTTGTTCTACGTTACCGACGACGGGACAGATTATAAAGACCGTAATGTTGTCCTTAATCTTATAAAGAAAGCGGAGAGCCTTAATATTATCAGCCCTGTAGTGTCATCAGGCATCTACGACAAAGACATCTACAACTACTACAAAGTCTCTTATGACGATGAGCAGGATGTTATGTTTAATGTCCAAGAAATCGTCACTCAGGCGAAACAGTACGGGACAACTTTAGAGCGAACCGACCAAGAGCTTTATGGGATACCTAAAAGCAAACGGCGCAAGCGAAGGAAAGAAGGTTTTGTAGAGCAAAAGGCTACGCTTGAGAGTCAAATCTTTAGGGAGCAGGCTAAGATAGACAGCCTAGACTCTAGTAGCGAACAGGTTAAGTTTAGAAAAGCAAGCGCCCAGCTAACAAAGCTCAAAAATAAGCTCGCACGAATAGACGAGAAAATCCTCAGCCTTGACACAGAGCTTAAGCAACAGAGACAGGGCTCACAAGCGAGTCAAGGGTTCGGCTTCTTTGAGCTGTTTGAGCAAGTGTCTTCTCAAGTCAGAGGCGGTGAAGACGTAGACCGTTCTGCGACTCTGCTTGAAGTGCTCTCGGATAAGAAATCTCAGTTTACAAACGACTCTATAGCTGGCTCTTACCGATATTACTCTTCCGCGCACCCTAACCCTGAGCAACAAGGAGTCTCTCCTGTCCGTAACATGTCGGGAATAGGCATGGAAGAAGGGGAGACAAGCTCTGACGGTGTAGACATTAGAGATGGTTTTGTTAAAGAGGCTAACCTTGTCGGTGTTGTTGCGCCGAAACAGTTTAAGTCCACTCCAAACCTCGCTAACCCTTTCGAGAGCGTCGGGATCGACACTAAAAACTATGGTGAGATCGAGCTCGCAGGTAAACAAGTGAAGAGAGGGCTCGTAATCTTAAAGGCAGGTAAGAAAAAAGAAGAGACACCGACTCACGACATAAGAGCAATCTCTTTTCAAGACCACAGTATGAGCTACAAGTCTAAGCAGATAAGTATAAAAAATAAGACGGTCTTTGACAGCGTTCGCGCTCAAAGCGTCTTAACGCGGTCTTTGACGGCGCTCTACAAGAAAAAACTGAGGAAAAACAGCGAGGAGCATCTAAATACTGCTCTGTTAGGAGTTTTTGATGAGGAGTTACTAAATGATTACGAAAATACCTCCAGCTTCTCAGACCTCGAAAATAACGCCGATAACTATAGCAGAGATGCTCTAATCGGTAGTGAAGAAGAGATAAAAGTGTTCCGCAAGGGGGTAGACTTGACTACCCTCACTGTGGGAGGGGCTTTCAAAGCGACAGGCTTAAAGCATTTTCGCTCATTCCTGAGTTACCTTGCGAAGTACATGGCAAAGTTTTACAGCGCAAAGTGGGCTCTAGTTTGGATAACAGAGGTTATTGAGAATCCTAATCTTGTTGATTTCGCTCCTAAAGAGGGTGAGGCTCTAACTAAGGATCAGAGGTTGAGGCGAAACTCAACCAATAGACATATTATGATCAAAGGCGGGGCAGTGTTTAATATCAAAAGCACTAAGACTTTAAACACCCTCATCAAATCTTTAACTCGGAAAGAAAAAACTGAGGAGACGGAAAAGGTAGACGTACAAACTCCCGTTTTCCCTGTATCCGACAATGGGGGTTATGAGGTTATTGGTTCTTTCCCTTACGGTAGAGGGCTTTCCATAGAGCCTGGGGCTAACTGGTCTAAGCTCGCGGGAGGCTATGACTACGACCCTCTTAGTAATGCAGACCCTGAGATTGTAGACGGCTTAATCAAAGCCGTCTACACGTCCTCTAAAAGCAGTGCGGCAACTGAATTAGAGGTAAGGCTGAAAGAGGGTCTTACGAGTGCTGAAGCAGGCACAAAGGCATCCAAAATCTCAGACTTTATCGCAGAGTTAGGCTCTCGTACAGACGGTAACGAAAGTAGGGACGCACAGATCACTAGTGGCTTAAGAAACTTAGTCGTAGATCGACGCAATGCTCCGACAAAGATTAGCCCTGCCAACAACGCGTTGAGGTTAACAGATATACAGCCTTTACATGACTTGAGAGCTCCGAGCTCTTTCCGAGCCGCTGAAGAGTTGTTTGAGATCGAGGCTTTTAACGGAGAAAACTTCATCGCCATTGAGGGTGTCGATCAAATCACGGCATGGTCTAAGGATCAAGTCGCTCAAGTATCAGGCCGTTGGAAGGAGCGTCAAGACCTCCTTAGAGGGACTTCAATAGGTGGTAATCGGCCTGATAAAGAAAACCCTATACAGGCTGTCATCAGTGGCTTTAATCAAGCTGTTGATAACGCGAATAACCGAGCAGATAATATCTCTGACCTTTTCGGGGAGGACGAATGATACCACAGGGCGCAGAAACAACTTACATCAACAGCACTACCCCTCTTAACATCGCCAATGAAAGCGGTAGCCGAGGTTGGGGTCAGTGGGGTTTGGCGATCTTTAAGATTACCCACGTCAACTTTGAAGAAGGGTATGTTCATTTACACTCGAAGACTAAAGAGTCCGAAACTTTTGAGTTTAAAGCGCCAATAACATTCCCCTGGAGGCGGTCGCCGTAGTTTCTTTGGGATGATGCCTTGTAGCGGAGATTACGCCGTCGTCGCCTTTGCCCCTAAAGAAAGTGACGGCAGAGCTTCAGCTCGACAGCCTGTCATCGTCTCTTATTTCCCGCCTCCATCATGGCTCGCGAGAGATTGGGTTGTAGGGCAAGACTTCTCTCCTGAAGAAGGTCAGATGGAAACAGGGGCTGATCGAGACGATCTCAAAGGGTTTGCTTCTCGTATACGTTTTAAGATGCGCCACCTTGAAGAAGGTGAGGCTCTTATCTCTTCAAGGCAAGGCGCTGACCTCCACTTAGATGAGAGCGTGACGATCACGAACCGTAGAGCTAACGAGATTATTCTTAGAGATCAAGATCAGGCTTTGGTCACGCGCTCATTACAACAGTTCCATAGTCTCGCGGGCGCACGCGTGTACGCAGGCATGGTGCAACGGGACGCTAGGCTCTTACCGACTCAAATGTTCTCTGATGGGCTTGATTGGGGTCACTCTTATGAAAACATAGAGGAAGGGCTGTTTGACGATGACTTCCTCACACCGTCCTACCTCTTCTATCCTCCCGTAGGAGAAGAAGAAAACTACAGCGGTGAGACAGCGTTTGAGAGATCAGGCGGTATTACGTTTGCGAAGGACTTAAACCCTTATGAGTTTTTACAGTGGGGGCTCTTCATCGACTCAGACGGCTTCAGGTTAGACGAAAACCTTGAAGACTATTCCTCTTACGGAGGTAAAGTCTTCTATAGAGTTGGAGATAGCTCTGTTAACTACGAAAACAGCTATACCTCAAGCCCCTTAAGTGAAAACTCCCTGACAGAATACCGCATAGAGCTAAAGCACACCTCTAACGGAACACTCCCTGTTACGGAGCAAACTGATGGGTTTGATGCTGATAACTATCCTAACAACGGCGAGTCAGACCCTATTCCCAACTTCGTAGAGATGGTGTTAGGCACGCTTGTCGGTAACGACCCGTTCACAGAAGCAGGCAAAGAAAAGTACGGAGCGCCTCTTGTGCCGATTGTCTTTGACGGAGATAACCTCGTTAAGGATTTCGTAATAGGCACAGATCGCCCGCTCAACGACCAGTCTGCTTTTAGCTTAATCGTGACACCTCCTGTTGATGTGAGAGGTAGAGGAGCGTTTAGGGAAAGCTCTTTCATCACCGTCACAAAGGAAGGTAAGTTTTTAGCGAGCTTTGTTGGTAGCAGAGCAGACAACGCTTTCGAGCTTTACTCCTTAGGGGGCATGAGGCTTGGTACAGGTGAAGGCTATAAGCTCACGGCAGACAAAGAAATCGAGCTCATCTCTAAAGAGGGGAGTCTTACGGGTAATGTTGGCGTTAACATTAGGTCTGAGGGGGGCGCAGTAAGCATCTTCGGTGGAGGTAAAGTAACCACTGCCCAGGCTGTCGAGAACGCGCCTGATGTGCTGATTGAAGGCAGAGGTCTTATACAGCTTAAAGCCGCTAACAAGGTTAAAGTCTCGGCGCAGACATTTGATCTATCTGACACTCAGAATATTGAGATCAATACGGGGGGCGCATATCAGGTTTCTTCTGCTGGAGGATACGCGATATCTGCGGAGAATGGGTCTGAAAACTACACGAACGGACACTCTCTTAATATTAGCTCTAACTTACCTACGAGCGGTGCGAGCCGTCAGGTTAACATTACGAACCTTCCGACAAACCCGAAGGCTGACAGCTACCTCAACACTTTTGGTAACCGCGAAGAAACACTCGTTGCTGGAGAACACAGCACAACGGTTGAAGTGGGGAGACAGGTTTACACGACAACTTTAGGCCAATCTGAGCTTGGAGCAGGGCTCTCTTCAGCTTCCTTTGACTCCGCTACAGGGATAACTGTTAACACACCTCAAAAGATGGCGGTTAATGTCACAGCTACCCTCTCTATGACGGCAGGAGGTGCTGTTAACATTACCTCCTCTGCCAAAGCAACCGTATCCGCTAACTCAATCAGTCTCGTCACGGGGGCTCTAGGCGGAGGGGTAGTCAGCTCAACGGATTTAGACCCGTTGTCAGGCAAGCCATTATCAACTTATAATATGGGGAGCTCGACTGTAAGACTCTCTCCATAAGAAAAGTTTAATGAAACTGACACCCGCCACACTAAATCAAGCAATCCTCTCTAATAGCACTTTCAAAGGATTAAGCTGGGGCATCCTAGCTTCCGCCATTTCGACAGGGGTCGCAACATGGGTAAACGCACCCTCTAACATTACATTCCAAGGTACTGCGACAGGCTCTGTGGGAGGGAGAGGGGAAGTCAACGGAGTGACTACGTTCCCCCCTTCTCCGAGCTTTGTCGCCACCGCCACTAAAGCAAGCGGTCTAAAAGGGCCTATCGCTTTAGAGCTCTATAAAGCAGTAGGGCTCGCGTGCGCTTCTTCTATGAGTGGCATCGTATACAAAGGGCAGTCGTCAGGTATTGTTGCAGGGGTTGATGCCACAAAAGTAACAGTCGCTAACGTGCCTACATTAGAGGCTTCTTTACTTAGCGCGATTGAGTCAGCTTTTGTTTCAAGTGGGGGCTCTCCTCAGCTTAATCAATCTTTATTATCTAAAGGTATTAGTGTAGCTTTAGGGCAACAAACCCTATTAGGATTTGGCGTTGGTGCAGTAACCCCTGTCCCACCAGCCGCCGTGTCCGTTTTAATCGGCTCTGCGCCTACTTTTAGCATAATCGGATAAGGTTAAGACATGAGTGAGCTTTTCAAAGGTGTTGTATTAGAAGGCGTAAAGAGCGCAGACTCGAACGCGAGCACCACAAACGAGGCGGAGATTAAAGTCGTTAGAGACTTTAAGCAGAAGGGCGATCTGTTCAGCGGGTTTTCCGCAAACTTCCTTAACACACTGCCCGACTTTATTGACCTGCGTGCTGAGATTTACCGAAGCGCAAACCTCTCTGAGGAGCAACTAGAAGAATACTTTGTGTGGGCGGCTAACTCTTCTAACCTCGCCCTTGACCCTACAAAAGTGTTAGACAACGCTGAAGTAACCTTCAGGTATCTTAATCTTACGATTAGACAGGGACTAGCCGATCCTTATAATGACGCAACTAACGAGTTTCTTGTCCACGATTTGCAAGGGCTCAAAGTAGATACGCTCCTGTCCCTCACTGCCTTAATCAATGGCGACCCTGTAGAGTTTACTAGTCTCCATTTTGACTTTAACTCAACCAGCGGTAAGGTTACGCTAAAGAACACTACCGAGATGAGAAACCTTACCGAGAGCGGTGCGAACCAAGCCGCTCTCTCACAAGGTAGGGGAGACACAATCACGGGCGCTACCTATACCGTAGAAGACGCTCGCTTTTGGTGGACTAAGAATGACCCTAATCAGTCGCGTTTTAAATGGGATGGTGCAACTCGTAACTGGACTCTCATTAAAGGTTCTAAACCTGTTAATCTAGGACAGCTCACCTCAGAGTCCTTTACACTGAGTCCCTTACCGACATGGATTAGTCAAGGTGAGTTTCTCGACGGTGAGTCAAATGATCTCTATGCTACATTAAGATTAGGAGATGCCCCTAATGAAGCGTCTGTACCCGTAGCTTCTATGAGTAAGGAGTATTCAGGTGTCCTTGCAGTATCTCAAACACAGCTCGATAACGAAGAAATCACCTTCGATGATTATAACCCGCCTCTTTCAGGGTTGTTGTCTGTCGAGAGTGGTCAAATTCTATTCAATCCGACTTTCGTAGAGGCTTATTACGGATCAACCCTTTGGTACTCGACCTTAAACCTTAATGAAGAAAACGACGGTGTTGTCGGCACGTTCGGTGAAGACCTTTATATTAGCCCTCCCCCTCCCCCTCAAAGCCGACCTATGCTCCACATCGGCAACCGCAAGCCTCTCTCCGTTACTCTAGTAGATACAGAGACTCTTTTAAGCGGGCTTACCTTGCTAGAGGGTCACGTAGGAGTCGCCCTCTCTACGGGAAAGCTCAAGTTTAGCGATGTTGATCTAGCTAAGGTTGACATCACTAGCAACTCCTTTAATAGGTTGTATGTAGGCGCTCAAGTCCTCTATAACGGCATCGCCCTGAATAAAGAGCCTTTGCCCGTAAAATACCCTGTGACGTTAAGGAACGAAAACGGGCAAGAGGTCAATAGCCTTGCCAAGAGCACAAAACTAAGAATACCTCCCTCAACACTGTCTGAAGACGGTTACCTCACAAGTGGGTATCTCGGTGATCCTGATAAAACAGGTACAAAACCTAACAGCTCTGGCACACCTACCTTTAGACCTAACGGGTGTGGGCTCGTAACATCTGCTCAAGGTGTAGGAGACTTCTTTATTTACACGGAGAACGCTTGTTTAGAGCGAGTTAAGGTGGTCGATAGGGTAAGCGATCTTCCTAAGCGTAAGGAGATAAAAGAAAGCTCTGCTTTCGTTGCGCTAGAGGCAGACGGTGTAGGTCTGCCTACTCATGCTCCTTCGACATGGCAAAAGTCTAATCAAGGTGGGCGCATTTTATTTAGACAGAGCGAGCTAGTGCCGAGCCGTTACGTTGGAGGGAGAGAGCTTGTCTCTAAGAAAAGATCCCTATTTGATCTTAAAGAGGGAGACAGCCTCCACTTCCATAAAGACAACGCTTACATACGCTGGAGCTATGTAAGCGGTAATCTTATAGGTAGCCTTAATAGCGTTTTAGGAGAAGGTGTCAGCGTAAGTCTGATTAACCGATACCTTGTCATTAGAGTAGAGGCGGGGACAACCTTAGAGTTGAGCCCTTACGACAATAACGGCGACAAAGACACCTCTGCGATTGAAGCCTTTGGATTACCTGTCTTTTATCACTCCGATCACACATGGAGTATTGAGTCAGGTGTTGCGCTTGGAGTGTACCGATCTCCCGTTAACTTAGACCTGTCTAGACAAGTTTCTGACTTTAAGTCTACGTCAATCGTTAACGATGTACCCATAGGAACAATCTCTCAGAGTCCTTTTCATTTCTTAGACTTTAATCCCCTAGAAGACGGTCTCGGCTACACTGAGATTGCCTTTTTCAAGTATGACAGCGGGATACGGCAAAAGATACTCTATCCGTTTGAAGATATCGCCTACAACTTCGAGGACAATCAGTTTAAGTGGATTGAGAGGGTCGCGAAGACGATCCCTATTCAAAGACCTACCGTCAATATCTCTTTAGGAGACACTCAGATACTGAGCGGGAGCACCGCACCTGAGCTTGGAGGTTTCGTCAAATATTCAGACGGCGTTAACGACTATGAACAGTTAACATTAGGGTTAGATTACGTGGTCAGTGAGCCTCAAGGACAGATCACTCTCATTGAGTCTTTTCGTAACTCGCTGGCTACGGGTCTTGTGTCTTGCAACTCGTTCGGACTCATAAAAAACACTTCTGTTAGTTTCTTTGCAGATGTCGTAGAGGGTCAAGTCTTAAAGCTCGCCCTTAGCTCAGGTATTCGTTATGTACGCGTCAACTATAACAGGCAAAACGGAGTCGTAGAGACTAATCTTAAAGTTGAAGAGGATAATGTCTTCTGCACGATCCTTAAAGATGACACTAACCGCGATAGCTTGTTCGCGGAGGTCTTTTACGAGCCCTTCAACCATCTTAATGAAGATCCTCTCATTGTCAGAAAACTGGCACCCGTACCTGAAGATAAGATCACGTCACCTTTCGAGTCCCTTACAAAAGGTAGGCAGATATTTATCCGCATAGATGAAGTGGATCAGACTCCTTATATCCTCAATAAAGGTGTGGCTCTTGGTGACGTAGCAGACAACCTCGTCCTGCCTAGCTTGAACGCGGATAAAGAAACTCTCGCAGATTTCATCTTGAATATCGGAAGTAGGGAGTTTAATAAGTTTTTAGGTAATCTTAATCGGGTTGAAGTGTTCACGGATGACGAGGCGGTCATCGAATATCTCCCCACAGGAGAGCTGAGAGTAGGTTTAGAGATCGTAACGAACCTCGCTGACAGCGTGGTGTATTACAGCGAGTCTTTCTCTGTTGATGTCTTAGAGCTAGACCCACACAATGGTGTGGTTAATACGCAGGCAACCTCTGCTTACTTTGTTGAGGTGCTGATTGAGGGTGCAGACTTTAAAGCTAACTCTCTCGCAGGGAGCTTCCAGCTCTCAAAGCCTCTTGTGAAAGATCAAGAGATAGAGGTCACGTATCAACCTGGTGATATAGATGGTAGAGCCACTTCGGAAGATCGGATTACTAAGAAGCTCCCATTCTTTATTAAAAGCGAAAGCGCCCAAAGAAGCTCTCAGTACACGTATGAGTTTAACCTTAATGGCTTGCCACTCGATACGAGCTTTGAGCCTGTCGTTTACGTAGAGGCTAATCTCGAAAACTATAGAGGAGCTCAGACGGTTACGATTAGCGATGGGAGGCTAGACTTCAACCGCTCTATAACAGGCGGCAGACCTGTAACCGTCACATATGCTGTTTTCTCAGCTCAGGGTGGAGAGATTATATTCACGCTAGGAGAGCCTTACTACCATGAGCCTTTCTTCTTAGCGGTTGACCAAAGGCTCTTTAAGCTCAAGGGAGATAGGACTGAGATTAGCGCAGGTAAGCTCTTAAGATTAGGAGCGTCTACTCTTTACGTGACTTCTAGCGTTTATGACGCTGACGCAAATGAGACTTCCGTTGAGATCACCCCTACTCCTACAAAAGAGCTCGGCTCCCGCTCTGCAAGCAACCCTGAGTTGATGCTCATCACAGACCGTTCCGTCACAGAGTCTTTCCTAGTGCCTTTTGAGGAAGCCTTCAACCTCAGCAACCCTCCCGTGTTCGCGCCCGTGTCTAGGGGCGCAAAGAACCTTACCCTTTTCGGTAACTTCCTAGAGTACGCGATTACGGGGAATGTACTTGAGGTAGGCGGAGACTCCTTTATCATCGCTTCAGCAACCGTTTCTGAAGACGGCAACCAAACCACGATAGAGTTGACGGACATATTTCAGAAAGGGTACTCCAGCTCGGACTCCCTTAAGATTAGCAAGACACCTATATACCAAAAGAATACCCCCATCGTTGTAGGCAAGGGTGCTTATCTAACGTCAAACCCTTACACCCTCATACGCTTAAACAGTGAGGGTATCGGTGAAGCTCTGCGCCAAGACCTCGATTTCACCATAAACCCCTCCACAGGGGATATGGCTTTTGACTCTAACCACTTTAAAGGCTTCGATGCTGGAGACGAGCTATTCGGAGCGTTCAGCTTAATCAAAGCGCCTTCTCCGTATTTCCGAGACGGGGTGCTTGTAAGCCCCTTATTAGGCATCTCTTACATTAAAGTCGTATCTCCTGAAGAGAACAATGGGTTCATCTTGAAAGGCAAGTACGAGTACGTAGACCCTGACGGGTTTTACTTCCGCGCTTTACCACTCAAGGAGTTTGCGAAAGAGGTCTTAAGCGAAGACCGAGAAAAGAACCTTAATACCTTCGGCTCTTTTCTCGCCTCAGCGCCTGACGAGAGTAACGATAAAGGTGTATCAGGCATACTCTCGACCCGCACAAGGATTAAAAATAAGGAGCGCGTAGCTCGATCTTTCCTGAGCTTCTACCATAATGTAGTGTGTTCTCTTGAGCAGATGGTAGAGACTTCAGAGGGTGTCTTCATTGGTGATCGAGACGGTAAACTCAAGTTTAATATTAGGCGAGAAGACCGCGTAACCGAGACACCTGGCTTCGAGAACCTGATCGAAGGCTCTTACACGCCAAGAATACTCTTCCGAGAGGCATTCTCAGCGGTGTCTAACTCGCCTTACATTCCTATTAGCAGTGACCCGCTCTTGCGCCCGCACATTACACCCTCTTTGATTGACGGTGTTGTGTTTGACGACCAAGACATGACCTCTAGCGAGATTAAAAGACTTACGAATGATCAGAAGCGTTACGTAGAGAACGATGTTGATGACATTGTGCTTGTAGGCACTCGTAAAAAAACAATAAAAATCAACGGCGATAAGAAAAGCACTCTTAGGGGAGTCTATAAGAGGCTAGGTGAGCTCCATAAGCTCTCAAGACTCTTCCCTCAAAGAGCTCAGGGATACGGTCAAATCTACAAAGGCCACGTTTCAGACGAATACCCTAACGACGGTATCTTTACGGCAGGTCGAGTTGTTGAGACAGGGCGCGGTGTTTTTGATTATGGGTGGGCAGATACAAATGGGAATGTAATCGGTCAGCTTCAAAACAACGTAATAGGAGAAGTGAGCGCGGTTACAGACGCTACTCTAAGAAAGCGGTTTCCGAGAGCGCGTGTTGTAAGTTACTCACCTCACGGGTTTCCTGAGTTAGACACATCCTTAGGACTTGTCGGCGCGGAGTCCTTCTCAGTGACTCCTAGACCTGCAATCTTAGCCACTCCTCTCCTAATCAAAGATTTCCCCCTAGATGAGAACGAGCTACCTGACCTTACCAAACTCATCTCTAACGGAGGCTCTTTAAGTGATTTGACAACAGGGGATGTGGAGTTATCTACCCCAGAGTTTAAGGCAGGCGATACTCTAAACGTAGGGTATGCGAACGGGCAAATCATTAACCTTAGAGATGTTAAATACGTCGAGATACAGGACGAGCCTGTATACGCCAAAGTATCGGTAAGAAATATCTATGCTGGATGCGTAATCGACTTAAAGAGCGAGGAGTCAGACCCTGTTGAGCGTGTTCAAGACATCTCTAGCCTTAGAGAAGGAGCTGTCATCTCCGAAGGCGATACCCTCTTCGCGGAAGCAACACAGCCTTCCAGCGATGCAGGTATTAGCCCTACGATAGAAGAGATGGTTCTCGTCTCCTCTTTCTCGGATACTTACAGAGCAGGTTCTGATTTCACGCTCCGCTCCAACGGGGAGATCGCAGACCGATCTCTACCTAGCCTAGAAGACACAGTACCTTTTCCTCTAAAAGAAATGTTAGGTCAAACTCCCCCTACACCTGGGATGTTCTATGACGCGAATATCTCTTTTTCGTATAGCGATATCGAGCCCCTAAGATTACCTGCGCTCTTTAGTGAAGATAAGTCTGATAGTGGGGACTACCCCGTACCTTACCTCTCAAGTCCTTCTGTAGAGAAGATTAGGTTGAGAGCACTCCAAAAGAAGCTCCAAACGGTTTTAGACCAAGATAACGCTACGGTTACTCAGTCAGATTACCCTGACGAGATTGTTGAGCGTTCCGCTGTACCTAACGACATGGGTATCTTAGAGTTTTCAAGATCACTGCTCCCAGTAACGGACGCAGGGGCTTACATCCCTAAAAGCGGTGTTGCAGACGCGGAGCCTTATGACCTAATGCTCTCAGAAACATTAGAGGGCTCTACGTTAGGTAGTAGAGGCATTCTTTCGGTAGGCAGAGTAGACTCTAATAGCGTTGAGCCGCCTAGATATGTAAGCCACACAGAGATCGGCAATAAGATTTCTTACGTTTTAAATAACGCGCTTGCTTACGAAGACCCAGGGCCACTTCTCAGGGGTAGCTGTACGTCGCGTCTATGACGCTGTGTTGAATGTTTATGTGTATACCTTCAAAATCGAGTCTATCGGAGGTTTAGACCTTACACCGTTTGAAGACTTATGGCTTAACGCAGAGTTTGGCACAGTTATCGAGATTAATCTCTATAAACGAGACATAGACCCTTTCGTCGCGGTAAACGAGGGCGAGATTGTTGATACGATTAGGCTCACTAAAACTACACCGTCAGGCAGTGTCACAGGCAGTGTACAAAGAATAAGCGCAGACGGAACAGTCAGTGCGGGTTTCGCACTATTGTTCGGTAGCTTCTCGTTTCAAACAAACCTTGTCATTACCACCGCTACTTTGGGCTCTCCTCTCATTGACCCTAGCCATTACTTCCATAAAGTGACTTCGGGCGCTAACTTCTTCGTCTCTAACCCTAATGACAGTGAGGGTCATTTAGACTTCAGCGTTAACATTAGAGCCAGCTCCCGTACCGCTAATATTGAAGAAGACAGACTCACCTTTACAGAGGTGTACCCTCTCTCTCACGCGGGCGAGCGTGGGCGTATGCACTCTATAAGCGGCCTTTCTTTAGAAGCAACGCTTGATGTAGAGCAAGTTGAGACAGGGCTTACAGGAAACCCTGATAGCTCAGTAAACTCTGCCTTAGAGGTTAACGGAGGCAACCCTCTTACCTTTAAGAGAAGGACACTTGACCACCTCGGTGTAGGCATCTATGGCGCTACCAGCGCAAGGTGGGGTTTGAGGGCTCACGGTTGGGAGGGTTCGGGTAACCAGCCCGTTAAGAACATCTTAGAGGCTTCTAATGAAACTGTCAGCGTGTCTGTGATCCCTAGCTCAGAACCTGTGGTGGTTGGTACTGTCTTAGCAGAAGACCTCGCTAGCTCGAACTCAGACTTTATCCTCAAGGACGTGACACTTTCTTCAGGTGCTCTCGACGGTATTGAAAAGAGTGATGTACTTAAGATTAAAAGCTCTGCGGTGGCTGGCTACCCTTGCACCACAAAATCAGGCTCTTACTTGATTAGGGGCGTTGTCCCTGCTGACGCGGGCTTAGATTATGGTACTTTTGAGAAAGACCCGCCCGTAGTATCTGTCTTCCCGCTCTTCAAAGAGATTACTTCATCAGGAGGCACATACTCGATTACGGTACAAGAGCCTATCAACGACCCTCAATCGTATCGGTATTTCTTCCCTGTAGTAAGTGGACGTGTTCACATCATAACGGACTTTAGGAAGCTCTACTCAGGAAGCTCTACTGATCTCCGCTACGCAATCATTTGTGCAGACTATGTGCTCATTGAGAATAATATTACGTTTAAGACACTCTCAAATTTTAGAGATGCCCTAGGTAACGTGATACCCTCTAACGACTTCGCAGACCTTTTGACTAATCTGCGAGGTGCTCACATATCGGGGATGACCTCTCTACCTCTTGATTTTGATTATGCTGAGGGCTTCACACCACAGGGCTATCATGACCCCGCGAGCTCCTTTTACGGGGTCGAAGAAATGACATTTAACACCATAAACGGAGACACTCTTGATTTCTCTGTAGGCAGACCTGTTGATGCGACAGGCGGTAGCCTTGGTACTCTAGTAGGCGAGTTAGCCGTCCAGCCTTTTACTAACGTAATCTTAGAGGAATGGCGGAAAAGATATTCAGGGCCATATCTTTATAATAATACTCCGAGTAGCTTCAACCTCAGCTATCTTACAGATGCTCAATGGCTCACATTAAACAACCCAAGAGGTGTGTTAATCACGAACCCTGCCGAGAGCGCTCTGCGGTGTTTAAGTCCTTTCGACACTTTCACGGCTACTTACCGAGCAACCGCTGGTATCTATCTTGAGCCTACAATACCTCAGCCCATTCAAGACTTAGGTGACGGAACAACTCAGAGAGTGGTTGACGAGCAGAACACTAATAACCCTCTGAACCTTAATCTTAAGCTAGGGCTAAGGTCTTTATCGAGTTTTGTCCCTGCGGCTATCCCCACAGAGAAAGAATATGTCAACTTTGAGGTGTCTCATATTAGGCGCTTCCACGAAGCGAACAATTCTATAAAAACGGATGCTTCTGAGCTTTCTTACATCTACGAGATGAGAAGAGCTAACAGCGTCTCCTTTGTTGACGGCGCTAACGGATTAAAGACAGTTTTCGAGTCTAACGGAGGCACTCAACTGGGGCTCTTTACAGACTACAGCGTTAATATTAATGCAGGGGACGAGTTAAGGGTAAAACGTAGAGGAGTCACCGTTTTCCAGTCTAAGATTACAAAAGTAGAGGCTGAGCGCCTTTATTTAGAGCTAGATTGGGAGCTCGACGCAGACCACACATATGATGAAGCGGTAGTCTTATTAAAACAAGCTCCCATACCTCATCAGCAGTCTTGCGAAGAGCTTTTAGACGCAATCACAGACTCTGTTAGAGTCACCATGACGGCAGAGGCTGGATTTGGAGGTTATACCCCTTGGCGCACAAACTATGAGGACTCTATCAATTTCTTAAAGGACAATAATACGGATCGGGATGTATCAGACCCTCTTTACCTTAACTATGTCGATGAGGGTGTCGAAGAGGGTGATATTGTGATTATTGACCCTGCGGGTGTTCTAAACGATTTAGGAGAGCAAGGGGCTCGACCTTTCGGAGACATTGGAGTGCCAGGTCGCTTAGACTCTCTTGGCAATCCTGTACACCAAGCGGGCTCCCCTAGCCCTTACGATGACAACCGAGGCTTTTACAAAGTATTAAGCGTGAGTCCTACGGAGTTAACGGTTACTTCTCTCACGGGTGTTGTAGGTAACTCCGCGTTTGGGGACGTGATTGAAGACAGTGGCGATAATCAACGCGCTTTTACAGTGTACCCTACCGTCAACGGTAGCCTTTTGTCAGACAATGGGCTAGAGGGTCAAATGGATTTAAGACCTACAGAGTATGCTGACTCAAATACGCTTTCTTTTGGAGGCAACTATCTCTCAGTAGCGCCGTACTCCTACAAGATCATCAAGCCTACAGGGTTACTCTCCGAAAATGCGGTAGGTCAAATCCTATTGCTTAGAGAGCGCACGTTATCGCTTGTGGATCAGATCAGGGCTCTCTATGCGAATAAGAAATACGGAACATACCGAGACTTCCAAGAAGAGGCACACGCTCAAGATGTAGGGTCTAACGTCGATCCTACAATAGGTTTAGGAGTGGCTTTGAATGTTCTCGTTGAGGATGTGAGAGGTCAAGTGAGTATCGCCCCTTACGTTAATGACTCAGACTGCTTAAGTATCCTAGACAGGCGCGTATTTATTGAAGACTCCGACCTTGACAATGAAACTCCTACAGGGTCTGCTGAGCCGTATACTCTTTTCGAGGATGATTTCAACCAGCCTTCGATGCTTACGAGGATTAGTGAGCTTCTAAACCAAGGTGAAGACTTGTTAGAGTCTCGATATTCTTGGCTAGATTACAGAGTTAATCGTAAAGACGGGAGTTTCCAAGAGCTTCTCAGATACGATATTTTTGAGCTTCCGCGTCGGCAAAAGGAAGCGATAAACCGAGCTAAGAGACTCGCTACTAACTTGGAGGACTAGATTATGTCAGGAAACGATAAAGACTCATGGGGCAAGCTAGACAAAGACCTCCAGTTAAAAGACCTCCCTGCGGGCAAAGAATATTACGAGCGCCTCTTACAACTTAAAAAGTTTTTTGAAGGACAGGTAGAGATTGAGAAGCAAAAGCTGATCAACGCGAAAATCCAAATCCACAAAATAAAAAACGGTGGAGGTAAGTAATGGCGGAGCAGTTAAACGAGTGGGGCAAAGCTGATCTTATCGTCCCTGACTTCCTTAAAGACGTTAGGGATGGGGTAAACGAGGTAGCGGAGTTTTTGCTAACGGTACTAAACATCGCCAACGACGTATTAGACCTCATTAAAAACTTTGTCTTCGACTTCGCTAATCCGATTAACCTCATCATTAAAGAGCTTCTCGGTTTAGTTAAGTCTTTACTCGATGATCTCCGTAACTTGGGTGTTTACGTATATAAAGACATACCCACTAATGTTTCTAACGTATTTCTTCAAGAGAGACTCGAAGGAGGGTACGAAGGATTTGAAGGTCGCTTAACAGGGGCAATGCTTAACAGCTCAGACCCGAACAACCCTGTGTTCTTGTTTAGCGAGAACACTAGCTTATTCGCGCTGTTTTTTTATTACAGTGCGCCCGCGAGTTTAGTGCATAAATTCGTAAAGACCGTTAATGAGATAGACTCTTACTTCCTAGGCTCAAAAACTCCTGAGATCACGGCGTTAGCGACAGACCTCAGTTTTTCTTATCTGCAAAAGGTAGGGGATCGCTACTCTAATATTAAGAGTAGCGCAGGTGTCACTGACAGTGGTCTGCCTGCTGATGCGGTTAAGATCAGTTGGCAATACCCTGAGGGCGCACCCGTACCTGAAAAGGCTTTTATAGATATCTCAGCCTATAAAAAAGGCTTAATGCCTGTAGTAAGCACAGCAGGGCCACCCCATACGACTAGTACAAGCCCTCTCCTCCAAACCTGCATAGACTCTAAAGGTAGGCAGATTGTACTTTATGGAGGTCACGCGTTAAGTGAGCTTCAAGGGAAAAATGTAAGCCTCTTTACTCAGATAGATAAGCCTGGATTTGAATATAGAGACATCGGTAAGTACCAAGTCACTAAAGAAATAGATTTATCTAGCTTCAGCGGTTTCTCTTTAAGCGACACGGTGTCTTACAATCTTGAGTTTAATGATTTGCCCCGTGGCGATGGTAGCTTAAGCGCATTTTATGTCCGTGTACGTACAGGGGAAATTGAAGATAGCACCAACGCATGGACGTATCCTGATGCTATATCAAAACCTTTAGAGATTAAAGTACCTAAAGACCTCAGTAAATTTGCACAGCTCATTGAATATAGTTTGGTCGTTGCTATGGTGTGTAAAAATACAGAGTTGGCTCGAACTAGTTCTTCTTTACAGAGAACCCTGAAGACTTACGAGGTGTCTTTTAGGGGGCTTAACAAGATTACGGACATTGACGATTATGAAAACTCGTTAAAAAAGATCAGCTCTGACCTCTCCAAAGAGCTCTTAGAGAGGTTTACGATGCTTCCTGAGCAGACTCGAAGTAGGATGGTTGAGTTATACCTTACAAAACTTTATCAATTTTGGTATTCACTCTGGATTGTAGGAACGCTAGTACCTTCAGGGGCTCTCTACGTTGACGGAAGAAAGCTCGCAAAAGTGCGTGAAGTCTCAAAACCGTTGCTGGCACAAGGTATAAAAAACACAGGCTTCGCTGTCTATTACCCTGATCAGTCCCAACAAAAGCCTGTTTACGAGTTACTACAGGGACAGTATAGCGTAGCCTTGAAAGGTGCTGAAGTAATACTTAACATGGTTAGCTCTTCCACAGTTCCTGAGAGCGCATGGGAAGCCTATCGAGTGTTTCCTAGAGTATTCCCTGATGTAGAGGATATCCTCCAGCAAGTTAATGATTTCTTCGAGACTCTCCTAAAAGGGTTTAAAGGGATCGTAGAGAAGATTATAGATTACATCGAAGCTATACAGAGCCGTATCGCTGAGCTTCAAAACTTCATCTTAAGGATAACAGCGCTCTTAAACGCTCTTTTAGTCAGAATAGGCTCAGTAAGTAGTTTTAATGTCCTGCTTGTAGAAGCAAAAGGCGGTCAGGACTTAATGACTAACTTTTTAAATGCAGACAACAAACCTGCTGACGACGTGAGGGATCTCTCCGCTGGTGTAGGGCTTGTCTTTGGTGGTGTGCCTACACTCCTAATCGACACCTTCAAGTTTATTAAAGAAAACGTCGTTAGTGAAGGAGAGCAAGGGAGCGACACCGAAGAGCTACCTGCGTTACCTGACGGATTGGAGTTTTAAGATGAGCTTTAACTTTTTAGGTACATTCCGTGAGGGCTCATGGAGAGCTTTCCGAAAGTTTGTTGGCGAAGCAAGGCGAGATGCCACTAGAAGGCTAGCTTCAATCGACGCTGAGCAAAAGAGGATAGGGGAAGTGATTGTCCTTTACGAAGACCTCCCTACCGATCCTACAAAGAAAACAGAGCGCCGTTTAGGTCTTGTAGTGGATAGCGGGTCTTCTATCCATAAGCTCATACAGGCTTATGTCGCAGTCGGCGGTAACCCTTTCGACATCTCAATGTTCTTAGGGCCTGACAGCACTGTACCTTTAAAAGATGAAAGCTCAGGTAAAACAGTTTACTATCAAAGGTATCCCTACGGGGGAGTAGCTTCTCCTCAATCAAAAGACCCTACAAAGCAAACCTTAGACTTAAAAGGCACGCTACCTTTCCACAAATACCATCAAAACAAGACAGGGCGGAGAGGCCATTATTGGGATCAAGCCAAAGAGGTAATGATCTCGGTTTCTCAGATTAGAGAAGTGTTCCCTCAAGAGATTAAGATTAGACGCAACGAGCTAGAGGCGCGTATTATCAAACTCTGCGACCTATACGAACAGCTCGAACAAGAAAAAGATTTAATCTTAAGGCGCTTAGGAGACTCCCCTAACATCGTCACCGCTGAGACTTTCGAGGAAAAAGACCTAGATTTCTCCGTAGCCCGTAATCTTAAAGTGATAGATAAAAACTTTTACGAAGACGGTCTACTTCCTGATCCCCGCGAGCCAGGCTACGATAAGCTCTCCCCTCGCCCTTATTACTCATTACTAGATAATATAGAGCAAGATGACGGGACTTACCCTGAGCATTGGTCTGCTCTGTAAAGGAAAGAAAACTTATGTGTGGTATATTTGGATCAACAGGACACAAAGACTCGTATAAAGTCGTTAGAGAAGGGCTCTTAAAGCTCGCATATAGGGGCTACGATAGCGCAGGGATAGCCAGCTCAACTTCGACCTCAGCGGTGGTTTTAGAGAAGACTATGGGGCATCCTGAGAACCTTCCTGAAGAAGGCTCATCTACCCAATCCGCTATAGGGCATAACCGATGGGCGACTCACGGGAAACCTTCAGAGCAAAATGCTCACCCACATATGTCTATGAACGGTAAGGTGTTCCTTGTTCACAACGGGATCATTGAAAATCACCTTACCCTTAAAGAACAACTTTCAAAAGAAGGCTACCACTTTTACTCTGAGACAGATACAGAGGTTATCCCCAACCTTATTGAGAGAGAGTACAAGCTGTCGGGTAACCCTCTCAAAGCGATTGAGGACGCGATTGCGCTCTTAGAAGGCTCTTTTGCTATCGTGTGCTTCTTTACGCACCAGCCTCTTAACTTGTTTGTAGCTAAGAAGGGAAGCCCGCTCGTATTAGGCGCTACTCAAACCTTAAGCTATTACATCTCCTCAGATAAGAACAGCTTACCTGAAGATACTTTCTTATATGCCGACCTACCTGAGTGTTGTGCGGTGGAGATTTCAGCAGGGGATCAGGTTAAAGGTGTGATGTTCCAACCTTTTGAACACACAGATAACAACTATAGGCTAGACGGTTACAAAGACTACATGTCCAAGGAGATTGCTTCGCAAGAAACCTCCATCCCCATGTTTATGAGCGCAAAAAATCCTTGTTACATAAGAGGTCTTTTCAAAGGTAAGGATCAGGTTATTATTACAGGTTGTGGCAGTGCTCTATATGCTTCCCACATGGTTTCGAGTGCTCTTGAAGCACGCTACAAAATACCTGTAAGAGTCTTAAGCGCGGGAGAGCTTCAGTACGACAAGCACATCGCAGTAGGTGAGAAGACCTTGCTCATCGCGGTATCTCAATCAGGAGAGACGGCAGACACTCTCCGATGCGTAAAGAAGCTCGGCCTAACCTCACTCGCTATTCATAATACAAAAGGATCAAGCCTGGATAGGTATTGCAACGCTTCCCTCTATATTGAAGCAGGGCAAGAGATTAGCGTAGCGTCTACTAAAGCTGTTACACACCAGGCTATCGCGCTCTTGTCCTTAGCGTATGATCTTAGAGATTACGCAGAGACTTTCCCCTTAAGAGAAGTTTTCTTATCCTCCCACAAACTAAGTATTCTCGCTAAAGAGATAAGCACCGCTAAGAACCTAATGGTAGTAGCTAGAGGTACTCTTATCTCTAGCGCATTAGAGACTGCTCTTAAGATTAAAGAGATATGTTACATACACGCTGAAGGTATGAGCGCGAGCGAGTTTAAACACGGCCCTCTAGCACTTATAGACGAGCGCACGCCAACGCTTGCTTTCGTGGACAAAGAGAGCGAGAATAAAACGGTGTCTAACATACAAGAGATTAAGGCGCGGGGCGGGCTCGTATACGGTGTTGTAGATGAAAAGTGCTCTAAAGAAACTAAATCAGTTTTTGATTATTACGTCGAGATACCTTGTTCAGACTTTACCTTCCTTAATCCCATTCTCTTTACTATTTGCGGTCAACTCATCAACTACCACATCGCTACAATACTCGGTGTGAACGTAGACCGTCCACGAAACCTCGCTAAAAGCGTTACAACGGAATGATATGAACCCCTATATTCTCCCTGCATTAGGGCTTTGCTTTGCCAACGTAATCTTTTGGTATAAGGGCAACGCTAAAGAAATCTACGGCTTTGACTGGACTCCCTTTAAGTGGTGGCTCTACACTAGCCTCTTCACTAACTATATCACCCTTCACGCTTGGTGGAGGCTGATAGAGGTCGGTGACGTATGGAAAGCAGGAGTTACATGGGGCTTGTGTAGCCTCACAATAGACCTCATCCTTAACACAGCCTACTATGGATTAAATTGGCGCGGTATCGTGGCGCTCTTATTATGCGCTCTCGCGGCTCTTATTGCACACAGCGGGTGATTACACTAATAGTAACTCAAAGTATTCGCAAATGCACATTAGAAGCTCTTCTGAGTAATAACACGACATAAGATTACCCTAACTTCTCAAAGAGGTCTTTGTCCCCTGTCTTTGTAGTCTTGCCCCCTGTGCAGAAAGAATATACACGCGCTCTCGCCCATGCGACTTGAGTAGCTCCAGGGTTTGTGACCGCTTGTCGCCCATGCTTTTGAGCCTCGCTCATGCACTTTGGTTAAAATAGACTTAGAGATGCCTGAGACTTTACTCGCGGCTGACAAGAAACCGTCCTTCGTGTTGCTTATCATCTCCTCGCGCACCTTCTCAGCAAACTTGGTTTTACTGTATTGAGAAGGTTTCGTCTTAACATTATCACCTGCTAAAGGTTTATATATGTCCTTAGCCTTGCCTTTTAATCTATTTCTAATCTGACTCTCGCGCTTCTCTTTTACGCTCTTAGGTAAGCCTTTCGTGTACTTACTAGGCACAGCTCGCTTAGGTTTCTTACCTGCGGTTTTGATTAGGTATAAGTCTACGAGGTGTTTTGGGTCTAACATGATAGCGCCTCCTTTACGTGAGTAAGATTACAAAAGAAATATTTAAATCCCGACAGATTAGCCCCCACCTCCCAACCTGTCTAGGACAAGTCGAGGGGTGGGGGCTAATGTTAGGCGCACAGATTACTGAGTCAGTACCGATTATTAGATGGTTTTAAACTGATAAACGGGTCTGGGCTCTCTTCCACTTTAGAGAAGCTAAGTGTATTCATGAGGTCTTCTACATGCTCGTAGGGATGCCCCATATTAGCTTCCCACTTGGAAATGATGTTGGAAACTGTCGATAGATTGCAGGGTGCTCTTAAGCGGTAGTCATCCGCCCACATAAGACCCTCTTCCACCGCAGTCGGATGGTTCTCAGGGATCTCAGAGCAATACAGATACCATTGGTTATCCTCTTCTCGCTTAAACCACCAATCGAGAAATTCACTGTGCAGTTCTCTTAACCAAAAAAGATCAATGCCTTCGCCCTCACTAATGAGGGTGATCGCCTGAGCAACGACATTATAGTCTTTGAAACAGATAGCTCCGCCATAAATAGCAGGGTTAAAGTCAATCCCAGTGTATCCTTGGATCTGCTCTTCAAAAGAGTGGGTGTAATCCAGTGCGTTAAGGTTTTTGAATAGCTCAGACATGAGCGTATCTCCTGTAATGTTAGGCTCATCATAATGAGCACGTTGTAAATAAGGGTGTCGCTAGGACTCCCGACACCTCAAACCCCCACCGTCTAAACTGCTTAGAGCAGATTAGAGGGTGAGGGTTAAGATTAGCCTGTGCTCCTATTACTCGTAACGTGGTCGCTCTGTAGTTTGGCGCTCGCCTGGGCGTTCCTCCACGCGTGACCACGCTTCAGTACCGCCACGCGACGAGTAGATATCACCGCCGTAAAGGTCTTCATCAGTAGCGTAACGCTCCATGTAGTCGTGAAGGTGAGCGATCTCATCGCCACGATTGCGACAAGGGATCGTGAGGACAAGATCGTCGTGGTTATACCACCACCCGCCCTCCTCAGGCCCCCCATAACAGCGTACCGTAGTGTAGAGTGAGACGTATACAATAGTGTCCTCTGAGAGGGGATTCCCATCATCATCAGTCACTACTGCTTTAGGATCATTTGGCTTATCGAAGGTCGCGCTCATGCGAAGCTCCTAAAGTTAAAGGCTCATCATAATGAGCCGTTTTAGATTAGAGAGTCTAGGACTCCCGACACCTCAAACCCCCACCGTCTGATCTGTCTAGGACATCTCAGAAGGTGGGGGTTATATTGGTGCTTCACTTGCTAGTAGCTCACTCGGTCGGCTTCCATCCTTTAGCCTTGCGGAGTTTATCCGCTTCTGACTGTACGCGCCCGTTGCTCAACTGATACCAGTCACTCTCATGAGCGTCACACCAGTTGTAATGGTGATTTACGCTTTTGAAATCGATATGAGCCCAATTTGCGTTACGATATGAATGAATGCAAGTATGGTTGTCACTGTTTACATATGCGTGGTACTCAGCTTTTATGTACATAAAAGCACATGAGGCAAGACCGAAAATAACTATATAAATAGCAAGTGTTTTGAGTTGCGCTTTCATGCGTAGCTCCTTGTCAAGAGGCTCTTAAGAGCCTGTAATGTTAGGGAAGATTGTCCTCCCTCTCTACTAACATTACGGATTACTTTTTTCCCCCCGACATTAGGGCTCACGCTCGACCCGCCCGCGCCCGCATAGCACACGTATAGAATTAGCAAACCGATTAAATGTCTCAATTCTATACGTTAATATTACCGCGCACACGCGCATGGGTACGCGCATGGGTACGCGCATGGGTACGCGCATGGGTACGCGCATGAGTACGCGCATGAGTACGCGCTGGTGTGATCTAGGCTTAAATGTCGGGGGGAAAAAAGTAATCCGTAGAGTAGATATAGGGGGGGCAACACCGCCCCCTCACCATTCAAGCCTAGGAGATACCAATGGCTACACACAGTGAACAGCGCGAGCTCGCGCTTCACAATCTCAAGCAAAAGGTCGGAGGGATCTCCCTCCGTCATCTGCGACAAAATCCGAAAACCACCCTGTTACAGTGGGAAAACCTATGTATCATCCCTTGGGAAGGCGTGGATGAGGTCGAAGGTTTGTTGAAAGAGGTCGACCTTATGACAGCTCAAACAGACCTCCAAGACACTCTTATTGAGTGGCTTGGAGGAGCAGATGTAATGGAAGACGCAGAGTATTTCCATCTTCGCAATATGAGCGATGGAGATGCGCTTCAGGCGCTCTACATCTTTGTCCTCCTCACTGCGATTGGGCTCTATCGCTGATCTCCCCTTTAACTTGAGATACACCTTAACCCTCACCTTCTGAGATGCTCTAAGCAGATCAGACGGTGGGGGCTTGAGGTGTCGGGAGTCCTAGCGACACCCTTAATCTTAAACACGGGCTCATTACGAGCCCCTAACATTAGGAGAGATCACATGAAAGTGACTTTTCAAACTCAGCTTAAAGGAGTGGAGCGCGGTAAAGCGGGCTCCAAGACCCGTTACGGTCAACACGTCGTCAAGGTATCTCTCGACCTCTCGCCCGATTACAAGGGTGATGCAGAGCGCGATCTTGCGTTATTGCAAAGCGTCCAAGCTGACGCAACAGCGGTACGCGCTGAGACAGACGATATACTCGTCGCGCAGGGCCAAGCGCCCTCAACCGACGAGGAGTGGGCTATTTCCTTCATCGGTGACCGCACCTCTAAGGTGCGCACCAAAGGAGTATTAGAGAGCCTTGTGCTCTCTGCAAATGATCTTCAGCCCCCGCATTACGTGGGGCAACAGCATTGTGATTAACAACATCGCTTTCACAGAGCACAATGGAGCTTTTTACCTTCGCGGTAGGAAGCTCAGTAGCTCGGTTGTCGTTAAAGACACAGACCCGCCCGCGCCTAAAAAGAGGCGTATGACCCTTGTGAAAGACGCGCTCAAGAGCGTGATCCGTACACGCGGAAAACTGCTCACCGAACAATACCGTACCTACAAGATTGACGATCCTCATGCGGTCGTGATCCTGTAATCCTAAAGCTGATGTTGATACACCTTAAGCCTCTACCCTCTGAGATGCCCTAGTGCAGATCGGATGGTAGAGGCTTTCGGTGTCGGGGAGTCTTAGTGACTCTCTTAATCTCTTAACTTTACAGGAGTTACTCGCCATGAGTAAAACCCCTAAAGAGGTGGTCAACCTCTTACATAAAATCTCTCTCCTCACGGAGAAGGTCTATAACCACGCTCCGATTGAGGAGCTTGAGCGGGATAATGAGACTCTTCAGCAAGAGGCGAGGAGTCTCTTTGAGAAGACACCCTCTTACGCTTGCACAGAGATCAGTGAGGCGCTCGCCTCACTCCTCCAAGCAATCAAGGTGACAGGTGTGCTTCATGCTGACTAAGCAAAAGCCCTCGCCGTTCTAACCTGCTTTTAACAGGTTGGACGGCGGGGGCTTTTCTGTCGGGACTTCCAGCTTTTCTTATTAAGGTGCGAAAGTGCGAAGATTGAGCAGACGTTGGTTACGGTCAAACTGATCTTTAACGCGGAGCGAGTCATTCCACCCTAACGTGCTCACGAAAGGCTTTGTAAAATCTACCCGAACATCACTAGCGGAAACCCCTCGCACTTGGTTTAACCCATGTAACAGGTTCTGCACAGTTGTCGCCTTGAGCTTATTCTTCTTGGCAGAAGGGATATTGATGCAATCGACAACCCACTGAGCGATTGTATCTACATCGTCCTTATCATTGGCGACCTCAGCCGTTAACAGGTGCTTCCTATTCTTTGTCTCCTTAGTCGCGGAGTAGAAGCGGTCTGTCGATGTGTAAAACATATAAGACGCGTTCGCCATGTGTCCTTTAGAGACACGGAAACCTGCGTTAGTGAGCTTCTCATATAAGCTGTCTGCGAACGGACGTAAGATGTCATTGCTGTCAAACTGAGACGCAGATACAGGACGCATCGTTGTCGCATAGCGATTAAAGTCATGCAGGATTTGGCGACACCCGTCCTCCTCAAGACCCTCCATCGTGTAGAAGGTCACAGGCACGTTAATGTTGTACTTCTTACGGTCACTCGCGAAGAGCGCCGAGAGTGAAGAATAGCGCCCCATACCGTCAACGAGGACAGCCTTAAAGTCATTATCCCACTTAACGATAACACCGCCGTTAGAAGAAGGCTTAAGATCACCCATTACAGCCACGGATAACGCAGGGAGTGCTCCAGCGAACACGGCGCTGTCATCGACAATGTTATTCTCAATATATCGCTTAAGCGGGTCAATGCGAGTTGCCGTAGGCTCGCGCTGAAGGGCAGTCACACCCGCTTTCTTGTCACCACTGTAAAAGTCAGTCTTCCAAATCTCCTCGTTAGGGGAGACGTTCTTAGAAAGTAACTCGATCAAGTCTTCGACGCTTAACATAGTCGTGAACACATTCCACTTACCGTGTGCCGCGTTGTTCCCACCAAAACTCATTGTAGCCATGTTATTTCCTCTTCATTTGGAAAATAGAGAGTGTAGTGCAAGAAAAGCTCCTGCAAAACCTCTACACTACGAAAGAGAAAATGTAGCCATAATATCTTTATTTTTTCTCTAACGAAGCGCGGTATCTTTCAATATGTTCTATTACTATGCTCTGTAAGTATGCAATAAAGGAAACGTTATGACCTCTAATGAGTATATCCATCGTGTTAATCTTGGAAGCGAGACTCGGTACAACTTGAGTACCCCTCTTCTAGTGGAAGCAAGCCTCTCAGAGGAGAAAGGTGTACTTACGAAGTCAGGGGCAATTGCAGTTGATACAGGTAAATACACAGGGCGCTCCCCTAAAGATAAATACTTTGTCGAAGAGCATGGGTCGAAAGGCGAGATTTGGTGGGGCGAGGTAAATCAACCGATCTCTGAAGAAACTTTCGAGGAGCTTTACGATCTCGTCTGCTCTGAATATGACGCTACTACAAGCAAACCTACATACGTGTTTGAGGGGTTCGCAGGAGCTGACCCGAAATACCGCATTAAAGTGAGGGTGATCGCGAAGCTCGCGTGGCAAGCTCACTTTGTCTCGAATATGTTCATCCAAGCCACTCCTGAAGAGCTCGAAGGGTTTGAGCCTGACTTCACTATTGTCAACGCCTCAGCAGTGAAGAACGCTAACTACAGAGCGTCAGGGATGCACTCAGAGACATTCGTCGCTTTTCATCTCGGAAAAAGCGTGGCGCTTATCGGCGGTACTGAGTATGGCGGTGAAATGAAGAAAGGGATCTTCTCAGTCTTAAACTTTCTACTCCCCCTCAAGGGAGTGCTACCTATGCACAGCTCCTGTAATGTAGATCTTAAAACAGGCTCTAGCGCCCTTTTCTTTGGTTTGAGCGGTACGGGCAAGACCACTCTCTCAAATGACCCTGAGAGGCTTTTAGTGGGCGATGATGAGCATGGCTGGAGTGACGATGGTGTGTTTAACTTTGAGGGAGGCTGTTATGCTAAAGTGATTGACCTCAACGCAGAGGAAGAGCCCCTCATCTATAATGCGATCCGTTTTGGCGCTCAGCTTGAAAATGTCGTACTCGATGAGGCTTCAAGAGAAGTAGATTACAGTGACACCTCTAAAACACAAAACACGCGTGTTTCTTACCCTATCGAGTTTATCAAAAGCTCCCTAGCGTCGAGAGGCTTGCCAAGTATGGCTGGGCATCCTGAAGCGGTTATTTTCTTAACTTGTGACGCTTTCGGTGTTCTACCTCCAGTAAGCGTACTATCTCCTGGGCAAGCGATGTATCATTTCATTAGCGGTTATACAGCTAAGGTTGCGGGTACAGAGTTAGGTGTGGCAGAACCTAAAGCTACTTTCTCACCCTGCTTCGGAGGGCCTTTCTTACCTCTGCACCCATTAAGGTATGCTAATCTCCTCAAACAAAAGCTGAAGAGACACGGTGCTCAGGCTTACCTAGTCAATACAGGATGGTCAGGCGCAAGTGCTTCTAGCGGTGCGGAGCGCATCTCTCTAAAGGAGACAAGAAAGATTATTAGTGCGATCTTAAACGGTGAGCTCAAGGATTGTGACACAGAGTCAGACCCTGTGTTTAATCTTAGCTACCCTTTAGAGGTCGAGGGGGTGTCTCTAATATTAGACCCTGTTAAAGCATGGTCTAGCAGAGAAGAATATCTTTGTGAGGCAGAAAAGCTCTCAAGGTTGTTTAGCGAAAACTTCGCTAAGTATCTCCCTTAAAATTCAGAGGCAATCCTAACATTGTTGAGAAATCCGTGTTTCTTAAGTTGAGTTTCCACAATACCCCAAAACTCCTCTGATCGAACATCCTCATCTAAGTCAAAGGGATCGGCTCCTTTAGAAGCAAGACTAATATGCCTAACTTTTCCCATGTCCCCATCATTGTCGTCGTAGAAGAAAATCTCTGCTACAGCGCTCCTTTGGTCTACATGGATCTCGATACAAGTGTCTTTTAACAAGGGTGACTCTATGAAGTAAAAGAAGGAGTCTCCGCTATCGCTTCTCCAAGCCTTCCAAATGTTAGGCTTCGCAGGGCTCCCCCAATTTAGCTTAACCTGAGGGTTACTTGTTACATGGTCAGGAAACCAG